GCCCTGGTAAACAGATATGATTATTGCCAATAACAATAATCAGATGTATACATACCGGCACCGCTATGTTGTTTATGATTTCTGGATCAAGAAGACGGCCAAGGAATTGATGGATTATGGCGTCCAGGAATCAGAATTGGACATGGAAGATCCCAACCGTATGTACACGGCCAATATCATGGTTACGAATGGCCAGGTGATCCGCGCAGTGGTGAGCGAGTTCCATCAGGAGCGCCTGCCTGTTTACATTGCCCATTGCCGGAAGAATGTCCATTCCGTGTGGGGCACTGGTTTCGCGGAGATGATGTTCGATTCTCAGGCCGCCGGGTCTGCGTGTGAGCGTGCGGCGAACGACACAATGGCCAGTATCGCCAGGCCCCAGACCGTGGTGGACATGAGTCGGGTCAAGATGGGCACAGACTCATGTAAGCCGCATCCGGGGAAGATCTGGTATGTGAATAATTCGGTAGGCGGGGCGGTCAAGCCTGTCGATATCTTCTATCCGCCCAATATCAATTAGAGAGATTCTGGACCGAGAAGAGTCTCTTAAGGCGTGGTCCGATGAGCAGACCGGCATCCCCCGGTTCTTGTCGGGTATCGGTGGGGCCGGTGCGCATAATCGCACCCTGGGTGGGGCCGAACTTCAGTGGAATAACGCAAACAATCCGTTCAAGACTGTTGTCCAGAACATCGAGAATTATATCCTTATCCCCGCAATCGATAAGGTCGTTGATTTTTACATGACCTATCAGTACACCGAAGAGATTGATGCTGATTACAAGATCACGAGCTCGGCGCTTCAGGGCCTGGTGGCCAAGCAGGCTCGCGTGCAGAGCATCATGGAGCTCATGAAGGCAGTCGGTAACAATGAATACTGGCAGTCACGCTTCAACGATAAGCGTATTGGCGAGATCCTCGAGGACGCGTTCTCGCTGGCTGGAGAGCAGATCTTCCTGAACGACGTGGACGCTGATGCCAAGATGAAGCGCCTCCAGGATGCCAAGGCCCAGACCCCGCCCCAGATGAAGCCCGAGATTCCGCTGCGCGACGCGAAGCTGAAGATCCTGGCCGAAACGGATAAGGGCACGGCCCTTTACCCGGTTGTCATGGAAGAGGCCATGGAAGAACTCGGCATGATCGAGGGTCGCCCCGCCACGGCCGCTGCGTTGAACTTGATGCGGGAAGAGGCCTTGACAGCCCATCGTCAGTTTGTATCCCCATCCGATTCTTCTGCGCTCTCCGCGGACGTCAACCCAGATGGGTCTGGTCACGACCTCCCAGACGGCAAGACGGTTCAGGGGCCGAACCCACAGTCTGGCCCGGCATGGACTCCAGGCCAGCCAGGGCAAATTCCGCCCGCGGGCCTTAGCGAAGTTCAACAGAAGATGGCCGATCCCAATATCGTTCAGGCTCCCCTCCCGCTTGGTGTCCAGTCGCTTGGCACACCCAAGGCCGAGTCTCTGGTCCAGCACCCAGAGCGCTATTCTGCCTCAATCCCGCCAGGGCATTCTACTAATCCGGCCGATGTCGGCGGGTCGGGCTTGCCATCTGTTGGAGGTCAATAATGACTAGAGACCGCGACGAGGTAATGACGCGGATGTCCATGCTTATGGGCTCGTCCGAGGAGATTATCTCCGACTATGCTGATGTTATGATTTCCCAGCTACACGACTCTCTCGAGCGGTCTTCGGATTTTGGGGAGATTAGGTTTATCCAGGGCCAGATCGCTGGCATCAGGGATTTCTGCACGGTAGTTAAGGAATAACTTGACATACAGTGCAGCATGTAACCAATATAACCATGGAGGAACACATGAAGAAAACCCGCGCAGAGCGTGACGCCGAGCGTCTTAAGGAACTCGAGGCCGAGCAGGGCCGTATCGATAGTGGGGATATCTCTATCGATGAGGTGAATATCGATCATATCGATGATTCCGCCGCCGGAGAACCTGAGCCGGAGCCATTCATCCCGGAGCCGGCACCCGAGCCGAGGGGCATTGATGTCAGCGCCCTGGAGCATGAGATTGCCAACCTGAAGCGGACGGTGAGCCATTACGAGCAGGAACTCAATCCGGCGCAGAAGCGGGCCCAGCAGTTGGAGCGCGAGGTCGAGGAGCTTCGGGCCCGCTTGGCCGAGCAGCCCCGTCAGGCTGAAGGCCCGACTGATTACGGCCTCTCTGAAGATGAGCAGGAATTCGATACCGTGAAGAGCATCGCCGAGAAGGTATCTCGGGTCCAGGCTGATACCGTGTCCAAGAAGCTGCTGGCCGAGATTGAGAATCTAAAGAAGAAGGTTAGCGCTTTCGAGTCTGTTACCGAGCAGGCGGCCATCGACACCCAGATCTCTAAGCATCGAAGCGAACTCAGCAGGGCGCTTGATGGCGACAACCCGGATGTCCTATTTTCGCACCCAAAAATTGCAGCCTGGGCCGACACGCAGTCTGAAGAAGAATCTCTTGCACTTCGCAACCCATTAGCGTATAGTCCAAAGTTCGTAGCGGGTGTACTTACCCGCTTTAAGGCCGAAGTATTGAAGGGGCAGGCCAAACGTGAGCCGTCCCATGGAGACCTGGCAGTCCCGAGCCGAATCGCACCAGATGTTGTTCAGCGTAGGGATGGTGGTGATGGGGTAGACCCAGCATTTAATCCGGCCACATTCCAGAAGGACGTCAACAAGCTCATCTCTGACGGTAAAACCGCTGAGGCCGAAAAGCTGATTGCTGTTGCCGAACGTGCCATGAGCGCCTAGCAACCCATCATCCGTAAGGAGGCCATCCCATGGCTGTTGTTTATCCCGTAGCGCCTACTACCGTCACGCTGGCTAATGCCGCCGTTGGTAGCATTATGCGCGACTATCGCGACTCTGGTTACACCCAGGGCACCTCGATTGTCCGCGATATCAATCCTGTCAAGCAGTCCGTCGACATCGATGTCGTGCGGCGTAAGTTTGACTTCAAGACCGCCAAGTTCGTGGACGCCTCCCTGGCTGCCGCGACCCCCGCGACGACCGATACTGTCCAGCTTATCCCTGTGGATGCCAGCACCTCTATCCTCGGTGGGTCGCTTCGTGTGATCCGCGCCGCGTCTGCCGGCGGCAGTGCCACCGCCACCGTCAAGGTTGGCGCCACGGCCATCTCGGCCGCCGTTGATCTTCTGACCACGGGCACGACTGTCGTCGCCACCTCCACGCCACTTATCGTGGCCGCGAATGATACGGTCGATCTGCTTCTCACCGGTACGACTTCGCCCGTGTTTGATGCGCTGGTCGAACTTGTCCTCAACACCCAGCCCAATCGCGGTTAAGGAGACTAAACCATGGCCGTTTCTCGCGTAACTGCTAACCTTGCCAATCGGCTCTTCATCCCTCAGCTTTATAGTCAGAAGCTCCAGGTGAAGTTTTACGCCGGCTCCGTCGTGCCCAACATCGTGAACTACGAGTGGGAAGGCGAAATCCGTTCCGTTGGCGACAAGATCAATATCCGCCAGCTGCCCGACCTGATCGTAGCTCCCTGGAGCGTTAACGATGACATCAACTTCCAGGAACTGGAAGATGGTCAGATCCAGCTCACCATCGATTACGCGTACTATGCTGCGTATAAGATGGACTACGTTGATTTCCACCAGATGGACATCAACCTCAAGGAGCGCCTCATGGACGAACTCAACAACCGCATGCGGTTGCAGGTTGAGAATACCGTCCTGGGTACGGCTTATGCCAGCGCCTATCAGCAGGTTGATACCACCAACAATGCTGCCGCCACCACTTACTTTGTGATGGCGAACAACAACGCCACTGGCTGGATCCTGCGCAATGACCGTCTGCTTACCGAGCAGAACGTGCCCCTCGAGAACCGTTGGTTCTTGCTGAGCCCGTCCATGAAGGAGCAGGCGATTCAGCAGGCCGTGCTGTACAACTATGCCACTGGTGATGCGGCTAAGGCCCCTGTCCGCACTGGCTTGGTTGGCCCCATGGGTAACTTCAGCCTGTACGAATCCACCCTGCTGTCCGGCGGGTCCGGCGCTACTGTCGCCACCTCCATCAATTCGATGGCCGGTCATCGTAGCGCGATCAGCTTCGCCTCTCAGTTCACTGAGTTCGAGTCTGATATCGTGCTCCAGAATACGTTCGGCAAGGGCACCCGCTCTCTCATGGTGTTCGGTTTCGGCACCACGAAGAAGGAAGCCCTGATTTACGACAAGGTTGCCTTCGCCGCCTAGTCTCGCTTTACGACCCCCGGCGGGATGGTCCTGCCGGGGGTTTACTATAATGTATGGAGGAACATATGCAGAAGATGTCCAAGGGTTCTATTGACGCGGACCGCCGCATCATGGCCAAGTCGCGTGTTTGCCAGCGTATTGTTAGCCTCGAGCCGGGCCCGGATGGCAAGGTCAAAGAGTTCGAGCGCGGCATGTTTAATGACCGGCAGTGGCATTCGCTGTTTGTCTATTGCTGGTCCCACAAGGAAGATTTCGACTTCGAGTACAAGGCTGGAGCGTCCGCTAACCCCAAGGCCCTCACTGAGTCCCAGATGGCTAGGATGGGGCTAGAGGTCGAGGACGATGATCACATCGTTCGTAAGAATAAGGTTTACACCGAGGATGAGCTCCGCGGTTCCAGAATCAAGGAGCTGCGTGAAATCTGCACGGCCAAGGGCGTCCCGGATGATGGGGACAAGAAGGCCATGATTGATGCTATCCTCGAGGTGCAGTCTTTGCTGGAGGACTAGCTGATGAATATCCGTGACCTGCAAAGCCGAGTGCAATTCATGCGGTCGGACCTCCCAGCGGGGGCGGCTAACTTGGTTTTGCAGGACGCGGCCCGGTGGGTCGCTCGCAAGAGCGGCGTCGTCAGGCTGAAGAAATACGGGTATGTGAATCCTTCCCAGTATGTCATTGACGTAGCCACCTTCATGGACGCCGCAAATGGCCAGTTCGAGGTTTTACGTCCAACCCAGATCATGTACCTGCCAGGGCTGTATAAATCGACTACGGCCCTCGGGCTTTTGACCGCCACCTCACTAACGATTCCGCTCGCGACTGTCGCTACCGCCTACGGATTTTATGTAGCAACGGTCGCCCTGACGGCCACCGATGGTGTCGCGAGCTATCCCATGAAGGCCGGGGATGTGATCCAGGCGGTGAACCAGAAATGGGTTGTGACCCCATTCTACAAATATAGTGTCGCCAGAGATATCGCCAAGATGCGCACTTACCGGGCGAAGGAATCTCCGCTCAACACCACGGGCTATTTGGGCGGCTATGTCGTGGAGAAGGACTCAATCAGTCTTATCCCTGTGCCAACGTGTGCAGTGCCCGTGCAGATGGAGTGCAGCATCGTCCCGCTTAAGGAATTCGATTCGGTCGATTTCCCGGTTGAGGCTGAGGACGCCATTATTGCCATGGCCAAGGCCCTGCTTTACCAGATCCCCAACAAGGCGGGTGGAGGTGCGGACCTGGGCGCTGCCGGAAGGTTTAACGGGGTGGCCGAGGGCGAGGTCAGCCTTCTGCGCGCTGTAGCCGAGGGCGGCTACGGCGACTCCGAGATGGCCCCTCCTCCGCATTTTGGCAATTGAGGTGATCCATGGGCAAGACTTTTACCGATGTGATGACCCAGGTGCGCGAGCTCATTGGCGACTACCAGTCGACCACCTTCACAGATAAGCAGGTTGGCGAGGCCATCAACTGGGCCCAGGATCTGGTTATCCGCATCAAGGGGTTCAAGGTCGCGACACGCCTTTATAACCCGACGACCTATCCCACCGGGAGCCTCCCATCAGACTGGCTTGTCGTGAAGCGCATGCAGCTCGTGACCAATACGGCCCCGACCTTTGGGGTCGATTCTTCTGATGTGACTGATGTGGTCATCAGGATTCTGGACCCATCTGAGGTCGGTCTCGAGGACTCCAATAACGAGAGGTGGCGCTCTGTCCGCCCATCGTATCTACCCCGGCGATGGACGTTGATTGGAGGTCTGTTGTTCTCGATTGTTCCGCCATTGATGCCAACGGACGGGTCTGGGGCCGGAATGTATGTGAGGCTACATTACATCAAGCGCGCTGTACCTGTTGATTACACGGTGCCTACGAGCCCCGTCGATGCATCTATCCCGGACTATTACCAGGAAGCGTTGCGGTATGCTGCGGTCGCTTACCTGCTAGAGAAGGACACGGACCTCAAGTCCCTCCAGCTTAAGGGCGAGATGATGAAAGCATTTGACTTCCATCTTGCCGGCGGCGTTGTTAATCTGGCCCAGGGCGAACAGGACGCTTAGGAGATCCCATGGCACTTGTAGGTAACACTTTCTACCAGGCGTCATCGCTGGACCCCGGCACTGGCTACCCGATGTATTACTGGAACCAGACCAACACGGGCTTAATCTACGTTCGCAATGCCGCAGATACCGCATGGATTCTTGTCGGTGACTCTGCGCAGCCCTATCTGGGTCAGCTCAGCACGCAGGGTGGCAACATGAACGGCGCCATTTCGGGCGCGCACGGGCTGGCCCCGGCAACCGTTAATGACTTCACCAGCAACCTATACAAGGCCGGTCTGGAAGTCGCTACCAAGTCTTACGTAGATACCCAAGACGCGACCCTGAATGCGGCTATCGGAGCTGGGATTGCTTCTGCTATCGCGTCTGTCCCGGCGCTCAATCTCTCGAGCCGGGTAGCATACGCACGTGACTCGTGGACGTTCACAGGGACGTCGAGCGGAAATGTTATCCCGCTCCCGTTCTATTCTGATGGGGTTCAGGCTTCCGAGGCCGAGTGTATCTGGGGTGCCTGGTGGGGGAAATTGACGGCCGGCTACTACGTGTCAGATAACTTGGTCTTGTCCATCACCGAGACGTCGAATCGTGTGTTTGATCTTGTCGCCCAAAAACAAACGTCCATTATCAACTTTAATGCAACTGTTAATTGGATGATCATCGCTTTTAGGAAGACCACCTAATGGCCAAAACAATTAAGGCTAAGTCGGACTTGGGCGTCAATTCCATCATGGACCCAATTATGGTCCCGGACGGGTTTTCGCGCGTGTGTGATGGCCTTGATCTCAGGAGTGGCGTGTGCAAGACGTGGCAGCTACCGGCCTACCATCGGCCGTTGGGGTCCACGACAACTACGTGCATCTGGGAGTATCGCGGGAAATGGCACGAGTCCGACCTCATGCGCACCTATCATGGCGAATACTTGTATGGTCAGGAGATCGTGTATTTCACGGAAGAGGGTATCGGCCATCTCCCGCCCCAGAAAATTATTGATGGCACGCAGGTAAGGTTGGGGATCAAGCGCCCGATTTCAGAGCCGATCATTTCATCTTATGCTTCCAGATCTCCAACGTCCCTGGCCTTCTACAGCAAGGGTGCCGGCGGTGTGCAGCCGCCTGTGGTGAGCTATCGCGTAGCGGCTGTCAAGGACGGAAACATCCTGACTCCGAGTGGCCCGTTAAAAGTTCAGGTTGTTACCGCGGCGGCTATCCAGGTAGTTTGGCGTAAGGTGCCAGGAGCTGATGGGTACGCCGTCTTCGGGCGGACATCCGGGTCAGAGCGCCTTCTGGTCATGTTGGGCGATGTCAACTCGTGGACTGACGATGGAACCGCGACAGAGGGCCAGGTTGCGGCGGCCTCCTATGACGCCGCGACGTCGTACCAATACGTGTATACCTATTATCGAAAGATCGGGACGGTAGAGGATGAGTCCGGTCCCTCGCCCATTTCGGACCCATCGATACCGGGATCTACGCCTGTTATTACCAGGCTTCCCAATAGTGATGGCCTCTACAGCGAGGGTGCCACCGTATTCCACGTATCCGTGAATACGCTTACGGCTTATGTCCCCGCATCCAGCACGAAGACGATCTGCTACTCCTTGGTCAATGAATCCAGCACTGCAACGACGCTCGTTACAAACACGGCGCATTCGCTGGTATCTGGTGCGACCGGAAGGCTCCTAGGGGCTACGACAGCCTCTGGCGATGTCGATCTTGTCGTGACTGTGCCTGCTGCTCTGTCGGCACCCAACATGACACTTAATTCTTACCCGACTGGCGGCACGGTTACGGTCGGCGCGCATCAATATAAGTTCACCGCCGTTCGCGGGTGCATTGATTTTGTTGCAACAAATCCTGCCCAGACGCTGGCGACTACGGTTAACGTCACGGTCCCCGGGGGATCCGGCAGCGTGCGGTTCAATATCGCTGGGTTCTCTCCGGGCACGCATTCGATCATTGCCTATCGAGATGGCGTCCCGGTCGCGTTTATTTATCCGGTATCGATTAGCGGCAAGACCGCGGTTGCCACCTGGACGGACGATGGGACGCCATGGTGGCAATCACTGGCGGGGGTCTCGATCCCGGCATCCAACGAAACCTCTACACGGTGCATAACCGTCCCCGTAGCGGCTGTTCTTCCCCCCAATTTCGCCGTCCCTAGTATCATCGGCACATTCCAGTTGAACCTATCTGAGATCACGCTTACCGGTGCTGCTAGCTTTGTGCCGGCCGCAGGGGATGTTATTTACCTGTACGGGCTGTCCTCCCTGTCGTCCCTGAACGGGCCTGCCAGGGTTATCTCGTATGATGCGGGCACTGGAAAGGCGACTGTCGCCAGGTTCCTTTACAGTGGCCTGTCTGGCGTTACCGATTCCGGGGCCGGGACCCTTACCTGGCGATTGGGCAACGGGAGTTACTCTGGGTGGCGCATCTACAGGGTTGGCGATACCGCCGAATTCCTGCTTGTAGCGGACCTTCCGATGGACGTTGAGTCCTACACGGATCTCGTCTCCGTGGACAAACTTGGAATTGCTATTCCGACGGCTTATAGCGCCAACGGACTCGAGGTCGTTTACGACCGTGCTCCAGATGGGCTCAAGCGGATGGTTCCGCACTTCGGCATGCGCTTCGGAATCGTCGACAATATCGTCAGATGGACCCCAAACAACGTCCCGGATGCCTGGCCGGACGTCTACTATGCCGCGTTCCCGTCGAGGCCTGTAGCGTTGGCGAGTTACAAGGGCGTCTTGTCGGTCGTGTGCGAAGATGGCCTGTACGCTTTGGTCGGGAACACCGCCCCGACGATGAGCCCGGCTGGGCCATTCTCGAATCTCGGCTGTATCGCGCCGTTCTCCCTCCAGGCGTCCAACGCGGGGCTAATGTGGCTCACTAAGACCGGCATAGCCATCTCCAGGGACGGCACCTCCGCGACATGCCTGACCGCGGATAAAGTTCCCGGTCGGTATTTTTATGCTCCGTCTACGCCGGGGTTGCAGGGAAATGTCCCGATCGGGTATGGCTGGTATTTGCCGGCCACCCAAACGGTTCAGTTTGCCGAGTCCATGGCGATGGAACAGGTTGATGATTCCATGTTCCCGGTATCTCAGGTGACGTCGGATCTCCCGATGTCCGGAGAAATCTCTGATATTAAGAGCTTCTTCTGGGACAACCGTTATGTATTGTATTATTCGTCTTCAGTGGGCCATGCCCGTAGTGGTTGTGTTGTTGTTGATATGGCTACGCAACAGTTAGACCTTACAACCCTTCCGATTAAACCGGTATCTGCTCACGTTTCTCTTGGTGGAGACTGTTATATGCTGCTTAATCCCCGGCCAATCACCACTGTTACCATCACGAGTCCGGCATGAGCTATCCCACTGGGGTACCAATCTCGTACACAGCTGTTGCATCTACGTCGGGCTTCCCTGGTGCGGCTTTCGACTACGCATGGACATTCGATGATGGGACTACGGGAAATACGGCCAGTCTTAATCACACGTGGTCGCTTACGGGGAATCGTGGCGCTACTGTTGTGGCTACCGATCGAGCTACTCGATCCTCCGCCTCGGCAAGCAAAACCATTAAGGTCATGAGTTATCTATGGTCTGGACTGGCGGGCATGACGTCGGCGTCGAACGTTCTGGGGCCTGGGGTAATGGGTGTTCAGGGGAACAAATTGTTTGTCGTATCTAGCGGCGCACCCGGAACCGGAACATATATTTACGACATAGTTGCGGACACGTGGTCGGCTGGGCCGACTCTGCATTACGATAGTCGGATTAGCTCCAGTATTGGGCAGAGATATATGATGGCCCCAGTCATGCCCAATGGAGATATATATGTTCAACAGGTTGGTTTCGGCGCTCCGATGTCGGTCAATCTTGCCACGGGGGTGGTGACCAATCTTGCCGGCCAGGGGAGCTATTCGATCGTGAACTACGCCTGCATGGGCGGCGATGGGAATGCCTACTATTTTATGCTAAGCGGGTCGTTCAACCGGACCTACATGCACAATTTGACATCTAACACATGGTCGTTAAAGTCCACGCTTTCTCCCGCTCTTTTTGGAATCGCGCCAATATACATTGGTAACAATAAGATGTTCATGATAAATAGGTCAGATGGTTTTGGTTACACGTATAACCACCAAGCCGACACATGGCTCATTAGTCTAAACGCATCGGGGCTAACAACTGGGACAGACGCTGTGTCGAGCCTCCTGTTAATGCCGGATGGCCGCGTCTTTTGTTGTGGCGGGAGTAACGGCAAGGGGTCTATCTTCGACCCTGCCACCAATTCGTTCACCGTGTCCGCTGGCACTGACCCGACGATTCGGACGCTCCCTGGTTTATACATGATGGAGAATGGTAAAATCCATGTTATTAACAGTGGAGGAGTTGGGACTATCACGACTTCGACAATATTCGATCCCGTGACTGGTGGGTTTAGCGGGTCTTATTCCATGGGTCATGGGCATATGAATAATGTTATCGTTAGTCCAATAGATGGAAAGCCAATAGCCTTCGGCCAGAACTCCTCTGCCCCCGTGTTCACCAGTGTCTTTGACGGGGTGTAGGGATGGCCAATATTCTAGACATCGCAGTCCCCACCACGGCCATCTATCGTTTCGGCTCGCCCTTTGACCGATCGGTTGGGGCCCTGCCGGGATTCTACGCGTCTAAGACCTTCACCGGGGAGGATGCCTCCCAGCGGGTCAAATGGCGCACTATCGTCTTCCATGGTGTAGGCACAATTTCCGTTAACATCTATATCGACAACGTGTTGCTTCTCACAGACCATGTAACCATGACCGAGATCCCAAGCCAGGATCGCGTCGTAAACTTCCCTCGCAGTCAGTCTACGGGCTACACGATGCGCTATGAGTACTCAATCGAGTCTGGCTATGTCCGGTTCGCAGAGATCTTTTATGAGCCTGTCAACGCGGATCTCAACTGATGCGGCCCGCCGATCTGACCGACCTTCATGCGATGAGCCTCATGGCCCATGAATGCGATATGCCGCCTCTTTCGCCAGATATGTTTGAGCGCATGCTTATCTTTGTGGGCGACCACGGTTACGTCTTGATTGATCTCCAGGACGAGCGAACCGGGATCGTGCATGTCGTCGTTACGCCGGATGGCCGCGGTAAATGGGCCAAGAGTTTCTTCGATGCCTTCCTGCGGTGGGCATTCACGGGGACTCGAATCGAGCGCCTGAACGCCGCCATCCCATTCTGGGCTGTCAACGTCATGCGGTTTGCGCGCGAGTCTGGGTTCCAAGAGACGCATGCAACGCCTCAGTACAGATTCATGTATATCGACATTATTCGATGGATGTCGGTATGCGGGGATTGTTTGTCCGAGGGCGAGGGCGCGGTATCGGGGTTCAAGCTGGCGGACCAGGAAATGGTGAAGCGTGTAACTGGCGCTTGTCACATGATGCACGAAGCCGGGATGGAGCATAAGGCTTGGTATATATATGAACTTTATGCAAAACTGTTTGGGTACAAGACGGAGGCTTAGATGCCACAAATCGCGCTGGCCGCCTATGCTGTTTATCAGGGTGTTCAATCCGGCAAGCAGGCCGACAGGGATCGGGAAACTCGAGACGCGGCCACGGGGCGCGCCACGGCCATTGGCCTGGAGGACCGGGACTATTACCGCAAAAAGTTTGGTCCCGTGAATCAGATGTTGATCGACTACGCCATGGGCAATAAGCCATCTCCATATCTCGCGCGCGCCAAGGGGCAGGTTGAATCCGGTTTCCAGAAGGGCATGACCCAGCTCAATGAAATTCAGGGGCGGTCCGGGCTCGGTGCGTCCGGCATTGGCGAGGGGCAGAAGATTGGCCTCGGCATGGAGCGCGCGAAGATCCTGGCGGGGCTCGATCTTCAGGACCAGTCGCAGCGGTATGGCGTGGCCCAGAGCTTGAGTGGCATGGAGAACAATTCGCTTCAGGGCAGCGCAACGGCTGCTCGCGGTTATGGTTTGCAAGCCAGCTATGCCGGAGAGGACATGGGCCGGAGCCTTAATTACCAGGACCAAATGTTCCAGGGCGCGGCCGGTGCGCTCGGCGGGTATGTCGAGAATCTGTCGTCTGGTGGCAACATGCTAGGCATGAAGGCCAAGCAGGAAGGCAAGATCGAGGCTGGCGGGAGCCGGCCGGCGGTGGCCAACGGGGGCTGGAGTCTCCAGGGTGGCGTAGGCGCTGGCGGATTTACTGGGAAATTGAGCTAGGGGGCGCATATGGCTGGTCTTGGATTTGGTTATGGGCTTGCGATGCTGGGAAACCAGATTGCCCCGGCGCAGCTGCGTGGGCGCAGGCACGAAGAGGAGCATCAGCTTAAAGAGCGCCAAATGGATGTTAATGAGGCTGCCGAGCGGCGAGCCGGTGAATTCTACGGTGAGATCAACCAGGATCGCAGACTCCAGCGGAAGAAGAGTGAGTTTGACGCTGAGGCTATCGTAAAAGCGGAAGAACTTATGCATGGCGGCACCCAAAAAGGAGCGACAGGAGGCAATGCGCCAGCGCCCGAAGCGGCCTCGCCTGACGTGACGAATGCTGAGCCTACATCCTCACTCGCGCCCGAGCCCGAAGCCCCCCAGGTGGATGTGCTAGGCAATGAGCTTATCCCGGACGGAAGCGGTGGGTGGATGACTGCGCAGGGCACGCCGTCGGAGCCTCTGACCCCGGGCGTCGGCCGGTCTGGTGCGCCGCGCTCAGCTACGGTTACACCCGGCGGCCAGAAGGGCGGAATGCCCGTTAAGACTGGTGGGGCTTTGCCAAAGGCCGCGCCCTCGGGTTATGGTGTGCCCGCCCCGCAAGCCCAACCCGCCACGGCTTCGGCCAAGGACGAGACCCTGCTCCGTCAGGGCAAATCCCAGGTCGCTCCTGCCGAGGTCCAGGGCTACCAGACGCAGTACGAAACCCTTTCGGCCAATGCTGATGGCGTCGAGACGCGCCTCCAGGAAGCGCTCAAGTCCGTAGACCAGCGCTACAGCAATGACCCAACTATGGCCACCTATCTCAAGGCGAATATCATCGCCAAGGTGCGCCCCCAGATCGAGCAGATGAAAACCAACGCCGCGCGACTTAAGCAGGAGGGCCAGCTGGCCCAGTTCGCGCACGACGCCGGTGGATTCGCGGAGTCTATGCTGGCCCATATCGAGGGCGGCGGGAAGATTGACCAGAAGTGGATCGATGCCAATAAGGATGTTGCCGCCAAACTCGGCATCCAGCCCGGCATGCTGTGGGGTCTGCATAAGAACGACCAGGGTGCTATCGTCAACGGCCAGGGGTATGTGTACCCGCGCGGCGCACTGATGAAGATGGCCAACGCTGCCCTCCCCTGGAAAGAGCGTTTCGACGCCATGAAGGATGTCGACAGCATGTATAAGGTGCAGCAAGAGCTCGCTATCCAGCGTCAGCGCGTAGCCCAGGCCGATCCTCTTCGCGTGGAGAAATGGACTCTCGGGATGGTACGAGCTAATGATCAGAATTATGCCGCTAACGATTACGCCTATAGCAAGGCTAAGGAACTCTTCGCCAAGGGGACCGAGAAGGGCAAGCCCATCACCGTCAATATTGGCGGCAAGCCCGTCCAGGTCGATATCCCGCCCCAGTACAAGGACGGCGAGGATTGGCTATATGGCATGAGCAAGAGCCAGGACCCCAAGGTCCAGGCCGCTTACGAGCAGATCATTCTTCCGCTCGAGCGCGCTCGCGCCCAGGCTGACACTATCGGCCAGTTCTTGGGTGGGTTCAGGGCCCGCGTCAAGGTGGCTAACGAGGCAACCGGAGAGCGCGCGGCCGAGGCTGCCGAGCAGCGTTCTTACGGGATGGCCAAGGGTCGGTCTGAGGCCGAGGCTGATATTGCCGAAGAAAGGCGTTCCAAACTTAACGCCAAATAGGCTACAGTATATATAGCAGCCAGGCTGCTTTGGTCGGTGTCCGAAATGCCCGACGGCAAAAACCCCCTTGATGCCCTTAATTTGTCCGGCAATGACAAGGCTTGGTTCGATAAAATCCTTGGCGATCCCAGCGCGGATTCCGCGCGTAAGGCTGTCGAGGGCGTAACGGCCCCCGCGATTGAGCCCACCCCCATGCCCTTCATCCCGGCGCATACGCCAGCGCAGCCGGAGACTAAGCCGGTCGGAACCTGGGGCGAGAACGCCACGGACGCGGAGTGGGAGAAGCCGGTAGTCCCGTTCAATCCGTCTGCCCCACGCCCGGAAGATATCGGATCTGTCGAGCCCATGACGATGGACGAGTACGCTGATGTTCGGTCGGCCGATGATGCTCGACGTATGTCCGCCCCCTGGCGTGTATTTACTGGTCTGGCGCACGGGGCAGCCGCGTCTATCGTTCATCCTGTGGCTTCAGTGAGCGGCCACGTACGGTCTATAGGGGCACTGCTGGAGGAAAGCGGCGTCCCCGGGCTGGTTGACATTGGGCACAGGATTCGGGGGGCTGGCGATACTATCCGCCCCGCGAAGTCCGAGGCTCAGCTTGCCGAATATGAGCCCACAACCAAGGCCGGCAAGGGCGGTGGATTCGTCGGCGGGACGTTAGCGATGATTCCAACCTTCGCTGCCATGGGGCTCCCTGGGTTTGTTGCATCTACGGTCGGTGGCAAGGAGAACGCCATCCTGGATACCGGCGGGACGGGCGCGCAGGCCATTGGTGTTGGGTTGGTCCAGGGCGCGAAGGACGCGTTGATTCTGAAGCTGGCGTCGATGGTCCCCATCCTGCGGACGACCAACGCCAAGGCTGCGGTTGCTGTTAACGGGGCGCTCAAGAATGTGGCCACGCTTGGCGCCATGAATACTACGACCAATCTCGTAGATAAATACACATGGGATCCGAATCGTGGCGCGTTCGACGGAACGCTCGACGCACTATCCACAGGGTTGGCGTTGGGGATTCTCCATGCCCCGCAGGAGATCCGGCGCGCCAACTACCGCAAGCTGGCGTCAGAATACCCGGGCGGAGTTGAGCGGTTCATGGAGGCCCTCGAGGCCAAGCGCAGCGCATTGGCCAAGGGCGAGTCTGAAGCTCAGAATATGGTCACCCTTAACGAGCAGGGCGAACGTGTGCAGTCATACGACCAGATGGCCTTCCGGCGGGTAAGCACGGCTGTCGATGAGGCCCTCGCAACGGCCCGGGATTACAGGGACCATCTTCTTAAGTTGGGCAAAATCACGGAGGCCATGGGCAGCGGGGCGATGGCGGAACGCCCATCTGCGGACCAGGAAGCCGCGCCTGCTCCCACCCCCCTGGCGGTCAAGCCCATCGCTGCCGAGGCCCCAGCGCAAGTGGCCCCGATTGCTGCGCCGCCCAAGGCGAAGGTTGATGAGGCCACCGGCCGCACGGCCATGCAGCTCTCCACCGAGGCCGCGCAGGCTGCTAAGCCTCTGTCCGATATCCAACCCATCAAGACTCACGCGAATGTCGTTCGAGTGACGAGCGGATACGGGGAAGCCAACAAGCCTGAGAACATTCAGGTCCACACTCCCGAGACTTCCCACGCCGTCGCCAATCGCGCAGCCGCCCAGTCGCTGTTCTCGGTGATGGCCGGCGCGGTCAAGGAGAGTGGGGTTGAGATTGACGATGATGTCAAGGCCACGCTGCACAATGTAACTGACGGACTCTCTGCGCCCAACGGCGTAGCCCAGATCGCGCAGCGGTGGGGGCAGATGGGCGTGCCAGAGCCTGTTATCCAGGCATTGACGGACACGGCTGTCGAGCTCAAGAAGCAGGGGCTAGATATTAACAAGACCCCGCTCAATCCAGATACCACGCCTATCCCGGCTGGCAAGGCTGCGCTTCGCAATATGACTTTCCTGACCGAGTTCCACAAGCAGCTCGCGGCTCGCGTCCAGGAGATGGGTGTCGATGCCCCTGAGTGGGCGCGCGGCGCTGTGGCCAAGATCGGCAAGCTGGTCGAGCCTGGAGGCAAGTACGACACCGCATTCCGCAAGGGGCTCGGCCTGGAGCCACGCGAACCCGTGGCCGAGCATGCGCCCGTCCAGCCCATTGTGCAGCCGGTGAGTATCGGCAGTCTGAACAGAGCTGCCACGGAGGGCATGGAAGGGCTCACACAACAGGGCGTGATGTCCGGAGAAGGCCTCACCCCCGGTGCGTCCGGAACCGAGGTCGTATCCAACGAGGAGCTCAAGCGCGCTGAGCGTGGCGACACTTACTATCGCGTTGATCGCAGCGGCAATGTCACCCATCTGGGCCCCCAGCCTGATGCGCCCGTTCGCAAGGGCGAGGCCGTCATCATGGTGAGTGGCAAAACCGGCCAGCCCCAGGTGCAGAACAGCGAGGGGCTGGGGACCGATAAGGAAGTGCTGGCGAAGTTCGCGCCCAAGGTCATGGAGGTAGTCAATGCCCAAGCAGGAGAAAGATCTAACCGCACCGAAGTCCCCGTCCAAGAAGGTCCAAAGCCTCGTCCTGAGCGGCCCAGCGTACCGGCAGGCGAAGGCGAAGGCCGAACTGCTGGGGCTCGGGCCGATGAAGCCCGGGGAGAGCGTGGAGGATTACTGGCAGAGGCTGGTGGCGCTGATGCAGCCGGGCTAGCGGCCCTTCCGCCCGAAGTCCGTGCGCGCCTGGAGGCTGCCCATTCCGCCGTATCGGCCCTCCTCGAGCGCGAGCTCGGCGTGACGGATGTGCGCAGCCTGCACGACGAGATGCTGGACATCATGAACGTCCAGGTCAAGCCAGGGGAGGGTGAGGTCGGTGGTCCGGGCCAGAATGTCTACGGGCCGTCCGAGCTTCTGTACCCCGTCGCCCGCGAGCTTCCAGGGTCTCCATACAAGCGCGTGTTGAACCTGACCTCGGGCGTTTTCGTTAGCCCCGAGCTTGCCAAGGCGCTTGGCGTGCCGGCTCGTGCCGGCTACCCGATCCCCGGCAGTAGCGTCATGGCTGCCCTTAGCCTAAACCCTGATGCCTGGGGCCACAACAAGACGCTGCTGCGCTCGCTCGGCTTCGACGGCGTGGCCTATAACAATTCTATCGACGGGGTAGCTATTGGAGATTTGTCCGAGCCCGTAGCGGCCACAGAAGAGAAGCCCATTACCACCGAGAAAGAGCGTGCCCCCGAAGCGCTGCCCAAGTTCAATCCCGAGACCGGCCGCTTCTCGGATAACCCGTGGACGGGTCGATCGACTTCGCTGTTCGGTAATGTGTGGGGCAAGCGAGCGGGCGGGAGTTTCGGGTGGCTGAACGCGCCAGCGCGCGCGCGGGTTGGTATTAAATTTGTGGAACATGCTGGGGGGTATGCTGCCAGAACCGCAGACAACGCTAAGGCTGATGTGACGATTGCCATGGCTAAAGATTTTTCTACTGCCGGGGAGCGCCTAACGCGCAAAATGGCATTGCAGAATGGCAAACTATTTATAGAAATACCGCTTACAGTCTCAGGGCTGTCTGAAAACAGCGTGGCCAACGCAGCCAGGCGGATATCATCTCTCGGCAAGACGAGTGTATCCGTCAATATTGCCGGGAATGGCATTTATAGTCTCAATGGCAATCAGCCCAAGGTCGATGAGATTGTTCATCAATTCCTAAGCTCCCTTATTGCGCACCCCGACATGTCCGCCAAGGTATCTGGTATCAGGTCTGGTGGCCAGACTGGCGTAGATGAGGCTGGTATAAAGGCCGCAATCAAACTTGGTTTGCCAGCTACCGTGGTAGCCCCCAAGGGATGGCTATTTAGGGACGCATCGGGTAGGGATATCTCCAATGAGTTGGCCTTTAAGGCCAGGTTTGCCCGCGTGGCCGAACCCCAGAGCGGCAACCAGATTATAACCCCTCGCCCCGTCTCGAGCGATGTGCCGGATGCGCCTACCCATACCGTACCCATCGCCGATAAGGTCGAGCGCGAGCAGGCCATCGAGGATGGTCGCACGTTTGCGAGTACACACTGGGTTACGACTGACGATCTACTGAAGCTGGCGCGCAATGCCGGTGTGCCCCTTGGCGATGACGAGATCAAATCGTCTGGCATGCCGGGCATCACTACCGCTGAGTATAAGCAGCTGGCCGATCGTGCCGCGGTGGAGTCTGGGGAGGGTGTCGCTAAGCCTGCCCCCACCATGGCCCCGGCCACCGGAAAGTCCTACGGTCCCGGCGAACTTGTGCATAAATTCACCGCATATGCACGCGACGGCGGGTTCGGTGATCTGGTTTTCTGGTTGTCGAAGAATCCTGATTTTGTGAGCGATATTGAGGAGGGCGTTCGTTACGGGCGTGGAGAGTTCCGCGGCGTCGTCAAGGCGCTCCTTTCCCGGGAGGAGATCCGCCCAGAAGACCGCGATCGGTACTTCCGAGAGTTGATGAATGCCGGAGAGCTCGGCTCTAACGACAAGTATCTTATGGCCCGCAACGCACTCAACCGCATGGTCATGGAGGCCGTCGACGGGAAGCAGGATACCAAGGGCATCTCACGCGCGATGATGAGGCCAGAGCTGAGTAAATCGCATGCAGATATTCTTGCGCTAGCTGCCGTGGCAGCGGCCAAATACCAACCTGATTTCTTCTCTGTATCCGAGAAGCGTCTCGCCGATATCCGCCAGCGCGAGATGGAGCGCGGGGCTTACGACGAACCAAAGGACGGTAAGCCAGTCGAGCCTGTTCTGTCTGGCCACTTCGATGTCCGGCCCGACACACCCAGCGGCTTCTCCCCTACGCTTGATGTATACAACAATCCGGAAGTTGCCCGCGAGTCCAGGGCGGGTGCCGGATTTGAGGCCCCGGTCCGCGATGAATACGGCGAGCATCTGCCCGCCCAGCCCGTCCTCAACAAGCTGGTGAACGAGGTCGCCAGCCGCGGCGGGTTCACCAAGGACGCGTTGCGGGCAGCGGGCGTAGAGGCTATGCCCAAGATGCAACACCAAGCCTCCTACGAGGCCGCTGTTAACACTGTCGAATCGAACCCGAGGCTCGCCGCCGAGATCACGACTAAGGGGCGCGGGATCCTGCTCGATATGTCCCGCATGCCGAAGGAGCTGGTTCGCAACGGCTTCGCGACCTTGCTGCTTAATCATTTCTCTGGCAATGGCAAGAAGCCATTCCATATCGATGCCGAGCGCATTGACCCCAAGTTCGAGAAGTATTACACCGTCGGCGAACAGACCGTCCTTCAGGTGAACCAGCATGGCGATGGCTTACCCGTGCCACAGCACGTTATGACCACGCGAGAAATTGGGATCATGCTGGACCATAACCATCCCATGCACAACCAGACGGTCGAGAACGTGATCGGGCGGCTGGCTTCCAATGAAGATCTGTGGCTCAGTTCGACGCCCATGAAACGCGTATACCAGCGCGCGGAAGATGGTCGACGATCCAGTGTTCTTGTCCCTCGCGAAACCCTGCTTGGCAATTATCGGTTCAAGACCCTGACCGCCGGTCTTGTACCGCAGGTTGCACTTGGTCAGATGCCTAGCCACATTCGCGTGTCGGACCCCAAGACGATCCGCACCTCTGTGCGTGAAGCTCTGGATGCGCTCCGTAATGCTGAACCGGATTGGTATCAGCGTCTCGGCGATGACCTTATGGATCAATATACCATGGGCATGACCATCTTGGACGCCGCAAAGTCCGCCAAGAAGGGAGATTTCTCCAAGCTCCTCGGGCTGCCGGAGAACAGCTCAGAGTCGACCGCGGCCTCCCTCGCCTTCTCGGATAAGGCCAACATGGCCAAGCTCGAGAAGTGGACCTCGGATCTCCTGAAGCGCCTTAACTCCAATACGGATCCAGAAGCCGCGCGCGCGCGAGCCCTGGCTCGTGAGATCGATGCTGCGCTGCGCAAGGTTAAGAGCGATGTGCTGTGGAACGAGATCTTCCCGGTCGTGCCTGAAGGTGGGGTCGCATCCGCCATCCCCGTGGCAATTGCCGAGACGTCCGTGCGCAACAAGGAACAGTTTCTCGATGCGTTTGATGCGCTGACCGAAGGCGACGACAGCCCCAGTCGCAAGTTCGCACGCAGCGTCTTCGAGAAGATCCATGACTCGTTCTTCGAGGAACTCGGCATCCACGTCGACACTGACCCCAGTCTCGATGGCGGTCTGTTCGACGTCATGCATCGCATCATTAAGATGTCCAACAGTCTGAAGTCCACGGCCAGCGCGAGCAAGGTGGCATGGCTGATGACGCACGAGCTCGGTCACGCATTTACGGCTTACATGGGCATCCCCATGCAACAGGCGTCGCACCGCTGGTTTATGACTGAACGCGCCAGAGCCATGGGTGGCAATCGTCGGTTCAATGATGTCATGCAGTCAGATTCTATCGACCCGCGGGACGGTAAGAGCATCATTTCTGTGGCCGATAACTTCAACGCCAATGGCAGTCTGGGCGAGATTGTCATCCCGGCCAGCGGCGAGCTCGGGTCTGCGGCCCTTCTCGCTACCTATCCAGACCTTGCCCCCCATATGCGAGAGGTGCTGGACGAGGATGGGAACGTTGTCGGCCATCAACTCAGCCGCAAGTTCGCCGGCAGCAACGGGTATCGATACCTGAACCACGGCGAATTCATCGCCGAGACCTTCAAGGACGCACTGCACGAACACGCTCGCGGCATTCAGCGTAAGGGCGTGCTGCGACCCAACCTAGACGTTGGTGACCAGGGCCGGTATATGACTCGTCTCAAGATGAACCCAGACGCCCTGGCGTCCATGGGTTCTCTGCACCGTAACATGGGACGCATGATCGACGCCATGGTTGGTAAGAACACCATGCGGAGGTTCGTCGGCTACCTGGTCAACCAGGGTGGGACCTACAGCGAGGGCCTGCGCACTGGGTCCGCTGATATTGCGTTCCCCGAGGCTCAGTGGCGCGGGAACGACCGTGACGTATTTAACGGGAAGGTGCAGGGCGGGCCCCCCATCAGGCCCAAGCCGTTGACACCGGAAGAACTTGCCCGGCGGCAGCACGAGACGGCTACCAATATTGGCGCGTTTATCAACAGATGGTTCCGCGCGCCATTGATGTCGCAGCTGAATGCGGCGAGTGTTAGTGAATATTCTCGATCTGCCGCAGACGGGATTAGGTCTATTCTCGGAGAGCTGGGCGTCAACTACAATACCTATACATCGTCTCTGTACGAGTTTCAGGACCGAGCTGCCAGCGCGGCGGAGGTTGCCACTGCGACGAGACACGCTGTCTCCAGGTTGGCCGAGGCATCCCCCGAAGCCAAGAGGGCTGCGGCCGACGGATTTGCCACGTCTGTCAAGATCACCGACCCTGCTACCAAGGCTGAATACCTGGTGTCTCTTGACCGCAATGGCAAGTTCCAAGACGTCACCCCGATGTCCAACATTGAGTCGTGGGTCAACTTCGAGAAATCCGGCAAGTTCACGGGCGATCTGGCCGGCCTCGAGACCCCGCTCAAGGAGCTCAACCATATCACCTGGTCGCAGCTGAAATGGGCTGTGGCGGATCTGGCGCAACACCTTGGGGTTGACCCCGAGCACCTGGCCGACTTCGATAAAGAACTCGAGAAGGTGCCCAACTACCTCGTTCATTCACACGTATCGAAGACAGAGGGGGCTCCCTACTCTAGCTCGGAATCCGCGACCGGGGTGTACGGTTCTGCCGTGGACCCAGCGGTAGATATCGGCATCAACGCCAGCATGCTGGTCAACCGTAAGTTCAATGACTATGGTGAAGCAGTTGACGCTGGTCATTTCCCGACACACACCAATGCCGTGAATCTGGCCGTCGGCGGCATCGCCAACACCCTTGGCGTCATCGCTCGGCTGAAGGCCATCTCTGGTCTCCTCGATCGCGGCCTTGCCGTCGAGTCCGTCACTGACCACCCCGAAACCAAGGCCTGGCCTACGCTCCGCATGTCGACCGTCGGACTTCCTGACGAGATGTTCGGCCCCGCGTTGCACAACATCCGCGTCCACCCGGATGCCATGCGGGTTCTCGATTATGGGTTCCGTCCAGAGCTGTTATCGCGTAGCGAGTTCGGGCGCTATATGTCCCTGGCCTCCGGCATGCTCAACGCCACGCAGCTGTTCGGGCTTAACGATTACGTGAATGGCATGGCCGCGGTGTCTGGGTTCTCGTCCCTACTCGGCCCTGAATACAAGACCTCGGCGAAAGATGCCAAGTTCATAAAGAACCTTACCACTGGCGCCAAGGTTGTCGGTGGTGGTCTCGCTATGGGCGCACTAGCGTCTGCCGGCATGGGCCCGGCTGTTGTCTTGGCTGGCGGTGTTGGTGCGGCTATTACCGCCGCCGCGGCTGTTCGGGCCATTCGCGGGTTCAAGTCCATGACGGCGGGCACCCTTCAGGCCATCACTGAGGGCAAGCGGACGATGAACCTCATCCAGTCTCGGGCCGCGCTCCACCCTGAGAGCCTATCTCAGGCCGACCGCAACCTTATTGGGTTCTTTCAGGCTGGCAATATCAAGCTGACGGAGAGCAAGACTCAGATCGAGCGCATGAGGACCATGACGCCGGAGCTGATCCGGCAGGGCAAGATGGGCCAGGCGACGGCATACTGGGCCGCTAACATCTTGAACAAGCCTGTGCAGGTCCAGGAAATCGGGGTTGGGGGCGTTGGCGGCAAGCTGGTCGCTAAGATCGGCATGCTGGCAATGTTCGCACCTCACGTCATGGCCCCATATACAGATGCCAATGGGGACGTTGATTTCTCCAACAAGGAGCTGCTGCACAAGATCTTTGAGCTGTCTGATGATATGGACAATCAGGTTGGTGCCATCCAGTACCGCAACCTACACATGAACCCAGCTATCGTATCCGGAGCAAAGCTGGCTTTCCGAGCGTTCGGCTTCAGATATACGACCGAGCGAATGAAGGTTTTATTTGCAGCAGACGTTATGAATAATCTGGCCTACATCGGGAGCCGGGTGGCTCCGTCCATCGGCACTTCGTACATGGCCTTCCGGGCTGCCGCCACTGGCGGGGGCACTGTTGGGCCGAATACTGTCAATGGTACAGTATTAAGCGTAAATGGCGTCAAGCAGGGGCTGGCATGGGGCTGGCGCTCCGGTTCTCTCGCCCTGATGAACACGCTCCTAACCCTCTCCCTGGCTGCGCGGGTCGAGGCCATGATGAGCCATGTCGTGTGGCCCGGCTCCAACTATACCCAGAGCCGCTTCGCCGTAGAGACCGCCAGGCAGTTCGGCATGGCAGTGGGTAGCAATAAAGCGGGGAAGGCTTTTGAGGGCCTGCTTTCGGTGGTCCCGCCCGAAGGCTCGTCACTCTATGATGCCATGCGCCATATCGTTTACGAGACCGTCCTGGCCGCCCCGCAGGCCGGTGAGAACGACCCCAATACTGGACGCCCACGCCGCATGATTTTCCCGGGCGCCATGTACGCCAGGAATCTCGCAGAACACCCGTTGGCCCTTAGCCTCGATCCCGAGGATCAGCTGAAGGCATCCATGCAATGGGCTGGCTCTGGCAAGTCGCCGGCCTTATCTGCCATCCATGATGTTTTGCGACAAAAGGACTCTCTTGGCCGACCCCTCGGATTCGGCGAGCCCCTGCGCAATATTAAACAGATCGAGGCATTCAACAAATGGTCCGAGACCCAGCCGGAAGACTCATGGTCCCTCGGCGTCAAAGTTCCGCTGCGGAGCGCGGCCCACTCTATCAGCAGCATTCCGCCCCTGTTCGTCCGTTCTATTGACAACATGGTCCAGGGGAGAGAGCGTATGCTGGCCATCAGTCAGCTGCTCGGAGGCCGCACCATGCCCCCCGAGGCGAGCCTTAATGAAGCCGAGCGGCTTGCGTTCTCCAAGGCCATGAACCGAGTCGGTGGGGACCGAGACCAGGCGTCGGTAGCGTCTGGGCGCAAGCTGGCCACAGCTAAGGAAGCCCTATCTCGTGATGGCGATACCACCGAGCTCGACCGTCTCAAGGCCGAGGGGGATATTACAGAGAGCCAGTATCGGACTACGAAATCTGCATACGTGGACAAACGCGGAGTCCCGCGGCCCCCGGTTGTCAGGTTCTTGCGCAAGCTAGGCAAGCCGAATAGCAAGGCCTGGAAGGAAGTTTACCTACTGTCCACGCCCGAACAACGAACCCAGATTAAAGAATATTTATCTGATCCACGTGGATCTGGATATACGAAAGAATATAAAGCTATAATCAACGAGGCACTTGACTGGATGGCCGCACAGGACAGGAAACGATGACCGATTTCAAGAGGCATCTCCCGCACGACACCTCCCTGATGGCGCTTCATGTGTCATTGGGGAGGCTGTGGGATGCGCTCGAGGCCCAGGGCGGCAGCGGGACTGCTGTGAATGCACCAGCCAGAACTCAAATACTCGGGGCTTCTGCTAGCATCACGTCGCAAGCCGGCGGACCATCCTCTCGGCATAACGATTTGTCCGGTATCCAAGGTGGAGATGTCGATAATTACTATCATCTGACACGCGCGGAGTGGCTTGGCACGGGAACCGGGGTCGTGGCCCGCCAGGATAGCCCTGTATTCACGGGGGATCCCGCTGCCCCAACGCCGCCGGTCTCTGATGCTGACACCAGTATCGCCAATACAGGGTGGGTTAAATCTCAGCCATCATGGCCCAATAGGGCGGCTGTCGCTGACACTGATTATACGATTGTCGGGACCAAGGGCTTCACGGTCGCATATACGTCACTCACTGCCACGAGAACAGTGACCATGCCGGCCGCCACCACGGCTGGCCAGATAATCCACATCATCGATGAATCTGGCAATTGTTCGCATACCAACATTATTCGTTTGGTTTCAGGCGGGACGGACAGCATCGAAGGTGAAGCCACCTATGCACTGGATTATAACCACGCCTCCATCAAGGTGGAGTCCAATGGCGCTGGGGTTTGGGTAATCGTCACCAATCCCGGGCAACACCTATCTGCCGGTGCGCGAGTCCAACCGAGCCTGACCGATCTCGGCACGGGGTCCATTACCATCGGAACTGGTATATATGCGGTGTATAGCAACACCGATGGTATTGGCCGCATCCTGACACATACGCTCGCCGGAGGGACCTTTGCCCTTACGGACGGTGTGGTGAACTATGTGGTGGCGGACCATTCTTCCGGATCTCCTGTAGTAAGGGTCACGACAACCGTATCCGAGATTCAGGAAACCACCATCATCCCCATCTATACTATTTATCGAGAAGGAACGGTCCTACATATTTTCAACTGGGACCAACTGGGTGACGCACTAGCCAACAAGATGCACAAAAGCATCGTAAAGACCCAGCGGTTCCGGCTCGAGTCCGGGCTGGCTATTGGCGAGGCCGCGACCCGCACCGTGACGCTCACTGCCGGGACCGTATGGACCGGGGCTGTTGGCACGACCATGCCGGCCATCCGCTCCGACACCGGCAGCATGTATCTCATGTATCATGTGGCCGGCGTATGGACTAAATCTGCGCCCATCGCCCAGTATAACAATACCCAATATGATGATGGCACAGCCCTACAGACCCTGCCGGGCGGCAAGTACGCCGTCAATTTCGTATATCGGTCGGTCGGTCAGGACAATGAATTGTTCCTGCTCCTTGGTGCCGGAGCCTATTCTCTTGGCCAGGCTCAGGCGTCCCAGCCTCCGGCCCTTCCGCCGATCATCTCGTCCCACTGTATTTTGGTTGGCCGCATTATCGTGAACCAAGGCGGATCTACTGCCACTCAGATTGACTCATCGTTTGTGACACAATTCACACCGACCGCGGCGTCTGATCACAATACGCTAGCTAATCTACAGGGAGGTGCGGCGTCTGAATATTACCATTTAACGAGTCTTGAATATACAGGTGTCGGGACGGGTGTGCATGTTAGGGTTAATGCCCCGTCCGTTACAGGGACCTGGAGCTTTTCTGGTCAAATCAATAGCGGTAATACAACGGCCTCAACATCAACTGCGACTGGAGCCATCGTGACCCCGGGCGGCATAGGATGCGGGGATTTCTTTACGGGTAAGTACAGATCTTCCGATGGCACGGCCGGGCTGAGTGCAACCAAAACATTTTATGCAGCATCCAGCTCCGGTGCCATTGCCAATATACTCAATACCGTCACAATAAAGGACGGTATTATTACGTCGTGGACCCAAGTCTAGGAGCCGATAATGCCCGAAGATTACTTGACCAAAAGAGAATTTGATCGGCTCACCGAACAAGTGACCCATGTATCCATCAAACTTGATACCCTCGTAAATGGTCGCATTGAGGAGGCTAGAATGATGGGCGAGCTTACCGGCATGGTCAAGCAGGTTATCGAGCGCATTGACAGCCAGGAAGAAGTCACGGGGGAGCTACGGAAGCGCCAGGATGACGAGGCTAAGATGCTACGCGGGGAAATCGATGCACTCTGGGAACAGAATCGGCTTAGGGCGGACGGCAAGATCAAGTGGTGGAACCAGTTGATTGTCGTTCTGGTCGCCGCCGTTGTCGCCGCCTATCTTGGAAAGATATGGAAATGAATTTCGACACTGCATTCGCTAGGCTTATCGATTCCGAGGGGGGCTACACTAACAACCCCACTGATCCCGGCGGAGAAACTAAATACGGGATCAGCAAGAGGTCGTACCCCAATGAAGACATCGCCGGAATGACGCTAGAAAGGGCTAAGGCTATCTACCTCAGAGACTTCTGGTCTCCCCTTGGAGAAGCCCATCCTGCCGTCAAGTTCCAGGCCTTTGATTTCGCCGTAAACTCTGGTATCCAAACGGCTTTACGGAAACTCCAAGCGGCAATAGGGGTGGCGGATGATGGCCATTGGGGGCCCGTAAGCGCAGCCAGACTGGCGTCCCTGGACCTAAATGACGTGCTTATGAAATTTGCCGCAGAGCGGTTGTTGTTTATGGCATCATTGTCCACGTGGTCTGAGTTTGGTCGAGGATGGGTTCGCCGGATCGCCCAAAATCTAAAGTATGCGTCGGAGGACAACTGATATGTGGCCAACCATTATCCCAATCATCGGCAATTTGCTTGACAAGATTTTCCCCAATGCCAAAGACGCCGCAGAGGCGAAGCTCAAGGTCATGGAGATGGCTCAGTCTGGGGAGCTCGCCGCGCTGGACGCTGATCTGAAGATGGCCCAGGGCCAGATGGAAATCAATAAGGCTGAGGCGGCTAGCGGTAATTTGTATGCCAGTTCGTGGCGTCCAACCATCGGATATATCTGCGCCATTGGGCTGTTCTACAACTTTTTAGGCTACCCATTGCTGACCTGGATCGCGGCCGTATGGTCACCCGCCATGACGGTTCCGCCCCTGCTTGACAACAATCTGTTTGAGCTGGTTTTGGGCATGCTCGGTCTAGCTGGGTTCAGGACTTACGAGAAGGTTAAGGGAATCAACAAATAGGAGGCCGTATGGTCATGCAACTTCTCTCTGGCGCTACCGGTATCACCACTGGAGCGGCCTTCAAATACGCGATTCCGTCAAGCGTAACCGGTCAGCACGACCTACATATTCAGTCAACCCTGACTGGGACTGGCGCCGTTACTGCGTCCGTCTTGATTCAGGCGTCGACAGACCCAGCAACGATGGGATGGGCTACGATCTACCAGGTTGACCTGACGGGAACTGATTCGACGTCGACCATCAACGCCATCATCGCAGGCGCCGCGGCGTATCGAGCCACAGTAACGGCGATCACTGGGACCGGCGCGTCCGTCTCAGTGCGGGCCGTCTGATGACGACCACCCTTGCACAGTCAAGGTTCAGCCCGGTTATACCCATCGTAACCGAGGCAAGGTTGCAGGGAGCGACCAGTTGGGCGCACTCTCGCTCCGGCACCCCGCGCACCATTGACGCCACGCATCTCCAACTCACGGACAACGCGGGCGCGGATCTGGCGGCGGCCACGCTGGGCTCCCTGTATCGCACGGACAGCTTTGGGCACCTCGCCCTTTCGCCCAACCTCCGCACGAATATCTGCCTTCAAAGCGCCAACATCCCGGCATCTCCTTGGTCCACGCCTGGGGCCACCGCTCCATCTGGCAGGCTCACGGAGGACACGAGCACCGGGCAGCACAGCCTGCGGCAAGATGTCGCAGTGAAGCTGGGCACGTATTACTGTGCTCGGGTCTGGGTGGACGGGGCCGATCAGACGCGAGACCTTGCGATTGCGTCCGGTGCCGCCGGGTTTGCATCCAGCAAATTCGCGGCTTGGCGGGCTGATGGGACTGCGCCGGAGGGATCGGCCCCTTATTTTGGACCCAGCCAACCTGGGGCCGTGATTCGGCAATATTGGGCCGTATTCCAGGGCGAGGCGAATGCGAACGGCTCCATTCAGGTAAAACTGTCTACCAATCTTGGCACCGGCATTTCCTACACCGGAAATGGGGCAGGTGGCGCAAAAATTCTGGGCGTCGAAATCATGCCTGGGATCATTTCTCCCACTGGCATTTTCATCCCCACGGGCGCGGCCCCGATCACTCAGCGCGACTACTCATCCTCCGCCACCTGGACGGACTCACGCGGCAATGTGGCCCCCGTCTACCCATTAACCGATCTGGTCTGCTGGGGCGACAGTCTCACGGCTGCGGCCTACCCGTCCAAGCTTTCGGCCAAATACACACCGGCCCGGACCACGCTTAATGGCGGCATCGGCGGGGAAACATCCAGCCAGATCCTCGCCCGCGTCAAGGGTCACGACTATAACGGAGGAACGGGGATCACATGGACGCCTGGGACCATCCGGCTCAAGACGGCCCGTGCGCTTCCTCCACGCCTCATTGATGAAACCTACCGTGCATCCTGGACAACCTACGCGGCGGCCATCGCAGAACCCAGCTATGTCGAATGGTTCAACGATGGGGCTTTGATTGGCTCCAGTTCCAACCAACTCAAGGCAGTATGCACGGTTTCCACCACGCGCTTTTCGGCCACTGGGCACCCCTTCGCAAACGGCGATGTGGTCTATTTCCTCGGGACCATCGTTACCGGCATGTATGCGGGGAAACCCTACTACGTGCGTGATGCGGACGCGACCGGGTTCTCTGTTTCCGAGTATTCGGGAACCGCTGCGATCTCATTTGGGAGCGGAACCGTCACGGCGCTAGGGGCCTTCTACTTCGACTGGACCTATGCAGGTGGGACGCACAACATCACGACCCTGACTCACACGAATTTCGACACCTCGACGCTGGTTCTGTGGTGTGGGGCCAACAATGTGGACAGCATCGCTCAGGTCCAGACTGACATCACGGCGGCATTCAATCACGCCAAGACGCAGACCAAGGGCGTCCTGATCCTCACGGTAATCCCTAGTAATGCATGGTCGGCTGGTTCTCTCGCCAATATGCAGACCATCAATGCCTGGATTCTGGCGACGTATCCCAACAATTCCGCTGATGTCTACTCTTACCTCCTCACCAAGGGCAACGGTGGCACCCAGGACAACACCGATATCTCCGCTGGCCTGACGCCCTCAAGCATCCGGGTGGATGCCATCCACCTGACGGACGCCGGATATGGGTATGTTGCTGACTTCGTAGCGGCGGCCCTGGCCACCAAGCAATGGTCTGATCCCACCATCACTCTTGCCCAGAGCGGCGGCACCTATGACGGGTCGTGGAGCTACAACGGCGGCATTGAGGGCGGCGATTTTATGGAGGTTAAATGGTGAAGACCGTTTACCAACTTCCCGGTGCGGGCCGCGTGTTCATCGCGCCCGATGCCGAATCTCTGGCCCTGTCGATTGCCGAGGCGCAGTTGCCCGAGGGATCATTCGAGGTCGCCAGCGAGGCCGACCTGATCCTGCCGCCTCCAACAGAAAACGCCCCGGCATAACCGGGGCGTCCTCTTGTGCCCTCTAGCCAAGCCTTGACTTGGCGCGTCCGGCGACCCTAGTGTTCCCATCAATGTCTGTTGAAGCCTATTCCACCAAGGTTGGTGGTTGACATAGCATTGTTGGGTTCGCAGATCAAGATCATAGGCACTAGATAATGGCCAGCATGGGCTGGGATGACTGCGGGTGGGACCGCAGCATGCGCTTCTTCCTGGAAGCCTCGATGCGCTCTGCCTGCGCCTCGTCAATGGCCTCATCGATTATTCTACGGATAACACCATCCGTATATATATGACCATACTTACATCGCATGGCGTACGCAGTGTGATAATCAGTGGCCTTAAGTCTGCACACCAATTCTCGTGCAACGACTTTAAGCATGTCGTAGGCCATGGGAGAAGCCTCGGCGAGCGTTGGGGCACTGGAAAGCATGAACGAATTAACGGTAACGGTAATATCCTTGGCAAACATGCGATCTCCTATTGGGTGTCAACGGCGCTAATCAAGAAAGGCCCGCACGAACAATCCATTAGCTTCGTGAGCCTGGACATATCGTAGGCCCAGTCTTTCTTTAGGAATTTGTGTAGCGTGATGTGGTATCTTCCGCGGAAAATCTTGTCATCTGCAATAAGGCTGAAGCCCTCGCCCTCCAAGATCATGCCGACCGTCGCCGGGTTCCCAAGTCTGGATTGGTCAATGCGCTTCGAGTCAATCAGAAGCCCGTGCAACATGTGATGGTCGATAACGAATCCGAATTTATCGGAATATGCAAACACCCTGTCGGAAGCCAGCTTGGAATACCGCCCCTCCATGGCCGACCATCCACTCTTTAGCGAGGTCAAGAATCTGCCCATGGAGCTAACGTCAGTAACAAGCCGGCTCATCTCACGGAGACACTCTCGCACGGCATTACAAAATGACATGTAAAGATAGCCGAGCCTGCCACCACTATCAGCATTGAGTAGGTTGAAGCCCAGGAGCGCGATGGCCGCGGCGGTCACACTGCGATTGAGCGTCATCGCCGCATCATCACAGATAACCACAGCATCGTCATGCGCCTTCTTCCACATAGCCTCAAATTCTGCGTCGCCCGTCAGGCTTGTCTTGGAGTAGATCGAATTTGACCAGCGAGGGTATAGCTCTCGATATTTGTCAGACCACCATACCCAGCCCGGGATAGCAGCAGTCTTGGCCATGGCCTTCAGGGTGACGAGATTCATCGTAAACACTCTGTTGGTTATGCTACTTGTGTCTCCAGGAACGAACTCTGATACCAGGATTGGCATCGAGCGGACACGTGTTGACGCCCGCAAACGCCCGCTGCGTGTGGACTTGGCCGGGATATCGCCGTTCACGAGGGATTTGATTAAATCATTATCGTGGATCCCGGAATAAGGCTTGACCTCATCCATGACGAATGGCAGGCACGAGCGCATGGCAGCGACAAGGAACACGCCTGCGTTTGAAGACGAGGTCATGTTCGCGTGAGGGCGTTCGCCCTTGCCGCCCAGCATGCGCAGCCCGATGGTGGCCATAAGCGTCTTGCCGCGGTGACTATCCCCACAGATATAAATGGCCGGCAGCTGGGCGTCCATAGCTTCGATGCGGCTTCGCAAAACCGAGGCCCGGATCCATGCATTGCAAATGATGGGGGCGATGGATCCATACATGCTAATCAGGTCTGATGCCCATTCCGCGATAAGCTCACCGTCACTGTCCACCATTGGGGCCGGCCCGCATTCTTCGTCGCAGGTAAGGCTGGGCGCGTATACAACCCTTCGACCACTGGCCGTTTGACGATGCGTGCCGCGTTCCATGGGGATGAACTCCCCGTCAGCCACAACCCCATTAGCTAGCGCCCACAGCCCCGGCTCAATCTCTCCGACACTATCGACGTAGGTCACGGGAACTGACGATTCCGGATCTGCGACGACACCATTGATGATCTTGCGGACATTTTTTCCATCCGGCTGGGGCAGCCCAAACTGAGAGCACCATCCCAGGAACCTTGCCCCAACCGTATCAGTGGCCATAAGGGTAACGCCATGCCGGATGGAGGTCGGGTCGAGCATGGTGATGACGTCGACGACGTATCCCGTCTCTCCGTGGCGATCGAATCTGCCGATGGGGATTAGGCATGCGCCCCAAATGACGATGGGTCCCTTGTCGGTATCCTCGATGGTTCGTCCACGCTCTAGGTCTATGATAATGCCCAACATACGTTGGGATGCCGCAGTGTCCATGGTCATGATTTAGCCCAATCTGCATAGGCCCATCCCCGCGGCCTGCCGTTGGCCGCGCCTTCGCGCAGGCTTGTATCGATGGCGTGCAGGATTTCCCGCTCGCTCCACATGGGTTGGGCTCTCCGTAGGTTCCATTCATACATACAGCGAATTGTGCCATCCCTGGATAGCCCGATACCGTTGGCAAAGAAACTGGCCGCATGCTTCATGACCGCCGAGCCATTTTCCCCTTGAACGCTGTCCTTGCTATTGTCAATAAACCACCTGGCGATTTCGATGGAGTCATTATTGAGGTTGCGATCCGGGATTAAGATGTGGCACGGCTCAACCTCTCGCTCTTGTGGGAAAAGGTGGGACGGATAGTCGGGCAACTCCGAGATGGGCGTGTCCCAGAATGACACCTCTCGGTATGTAAACCCACCCACCACGCTCCCCGGGGCGACCACGTATCCCTTGGCCTTTCGGTCCAGCGCGATGCCTGCAATCGGGCGCTTGTCCTTTGGCGCTCGCTCGCCGTCGAGCAGTCGGTAAAACCGATGCTGCCCGCGCTTGGTGACCGTGCGCATAGGCGTATCGGGCAGAGAGCTCTCGGCCCACGCATCAGCGTCTTTTGTGTCTGCATCCAGAACCACCAACCTGGACGGGGCCAGGTAAATACCGAAGGCCCTGTGCCCATTTCGCCAGTCATTGCGGATCGAGTCGATCGTAGCGCTGATGGCATATCTCTGCCACCCAACAATTGCCGGGCGCTTGTTCGGGGTCACGGGGAAGAGCTTTAAGCCAAGCTCCATGAGGTCGGCAGGCGTCATGCCCCACCCTTCAATAGCTCATAGGCCGACACCCACGCCGATGCGTACTGCTCCAATTCCGGCGCGGAATTTTTGTCGGCCAGAATCAGCTGGCATAGTAGATGCTCTTTCCCGTCGGCAACCAATGTATCTACGCCGTCCTGCCCCAAGAACGAAAACGCATCATCCATCGCCTCGAAGATCCTGGTCGCACGAGGCTTGCCCACCACACCCACAAAAGATGCACGGTCGAACATGATGGTGCCGTTTATCTCGACAGCCTTGACCTGCTTGCCAAACATGCTGACCAGCACGGATCGGGATTCTTGCAAGGTATCCTCCGATGGCGCATCGTCATGTTGTGGAGCGCCGGATGAACAGTGTGCGTCCGACAGGCATCCCGCGCAAGGGGCAAGATCGAGTAGTGCAATTCGTCACAGCTCGGATATTGATCCATACGGTTACAAAAAAAGAGGGACAAGGCGTTAACCTCGTCCCCCTCTCTGCTACTCTTTGCCTGCCAGCTCTTCGCACAGCTCGTCACAGGCGGCCCGCACCAGCTCGGACACCTTGACGCCGGCATCCGCAGCAGCCTTCTCAAGCAGGGCGTAATTCTCGGCGCGCAGCCTGACCGCCACAACCTTCGCAACGTTCTTCCCGGGCTTGCTGGCTCGCGCCAATACTGCATCCTTGAGCATATCTTCTCCTTTATCTGTGGGTATCCCGCCCACATCGGGGTGGCAGTAATCTGCCGGATTATCGCTTAGGGGCTTTTGGTAATCCCCCAAACCCAAGAACCTCGAGAAAGTCTCGAAGCTCCTGAACACTAGTGACGACAACATATTTATCTCCTCGTGTTTCCATGGCTTCCTGGTAACGCCTTTGATCGTCAGACTGCTTGCCCGCACGTTGGACCTTCTTGCCGTCAATTACCACGTCGGGGCGCTTGACCTCTACGTGGATCTGGCGCTCGAACGGCTGGCCCTTGTGTGGAGTTAGGATCAAGTCTGACTCGCCCTTCACGCCGCCGAAGTTCATGACGAATCCGGCCTGCGTTCTCATCTTACCAACAGACACGCGCTTCGTGTCGATATATGTAATCTTTTTCAGCCACGTTTTGAGGGACCGCAGCACGGCCGCCTCTGGCTTCAGGGCTGGGCGCCTTGGCCTACCGGCCTGTGCTTCGTAGCGCCCCCAGTGATAAGCCATGTTATCGGTCAGCGCGTCGAAGGGCGGGTTAGCGTCACCGGTCTCCGCCACAGGGGCGGGTTCTTCCTTGGCGCGTTCAGCCCTTCTGGCAAGCATCTCTTTTAGCAGATCGTCGACCATCCAATCTCCTTTGATCGCGCTCTTGTTTGGCTTCAATCACAGCCTGATGGACCTTGGCCCTAAAGGCCGCCTTGCGCTCGGCGCTACGGGCTCGCGACTCCGCGAGCTTTTCTCTATTGTACTTGTAACCGAATCTATTCTGCATCCTCAATCTCCTTAATGATCTGGGCAGAATGCGTGAAGCCAGGAGATAATCGCAATGATTCCTGTGCGAAGAGTTTAGCCTCCCTAAGTCGCCCCATGGCTGCGAGGGTAATAGCCGTTCTGTTGAGTGCAAATACGCTCGTAGGACACGCTCGAAGGACATCCTGATATTGGTGAAGTGCCTGCTCGTAATCTCCGCGCTGATGGGCCAACTCACCCGCGATAATCGCAACAGAAAATGGAACTGGATCCCCGATGTCCGAATATGCTTCGATCCCGGCGGCTACGTCCTCCCATGACCCGGCGATCCTGGCATGGGAAATGTAGTTAAAGATACACTTAGGATCGAACGAGCGCTCAAGATAGTCTTGTCTCGCCAATTCCAGATAGTGGGCGGCCTTGCCGCGCTCGTGGGCCTTATTGACCTTCCCGTAATGCTTGATAATAAAGTCCGACCATCCAACAGATAGCCCGGCTTCTGGCATCAATTTCTCGTGCAGTCTTCCTTCATAATGTAGCCCGATATGGTTCCTGAATAGGCGACCCCCGATGTCATCATATCTGTAAGGGTATTCATCGTCGTATGGTTCGGGCGTGTGCCCCAACATGGCTGCGTTGCCATCCATATAATAATGACGAATTTTGTGTTCATATAAATCATGTGGACCTTCGACCGAGCGCCTAATAATTCCATGATCCTGTCTGGCAAGAGCCTCGTCAGCGTCAAGGACCAAGATCCAATCACCCACACAGTATTTGAGCGACTCATTCCTGGCCGCCGAGAAATCGTTGCACCACTCGAACGAGCTAGGCACAACTCCGTTTTTATGCAAGAGTTCGATAGTGCCATCCACTGATCCGGTGTCCACAATTACCATTTGATCAACCAGTCCGCGAACGGAATTGATGCAGCGTTCGATATTCTCGGATTCATTACGAACAATCATGGCGAGAGATATTGTGCTCATCCCCGCGCCCCCTTGTGGGTGAGGGCGGCGTCACCCTGCGCGATGACCGGCTGGCATGACTCGATGAAGCCGAGTGATTCCGAGTCGATGCAAACCCACTTAAGCCGTTCGAGTGCCGCTCCCAGCGCCTCCTCCAGTTTGGCGATGCGCTCGGCCTGGGCGGTGATGGTGGCATCCTGATCGAGCGTGCAAGCCATCGCTCGGTTCCACGCTCCGGCCATCATCCCAACCCGGAATGGCAGGCTTTGATCTGCATAGTACGTGGGTGGCAGGGCTGCCTTAGTCTCCTCCGCTTCCCGCGTGAGGGCGTCCAGGGATGCAGCGGCCACATACTCAAACATCGCCTTAGCTTGAGTCGCGGTGAACAGGTTGGTGCCGATGGGCCAGCTATTCGGGTGGGGGAGTGGTGCGTAGTGAATCCCGCAGTCCGGCGAAAAGTCGGCAGGCAGCTTCCAGCCAAGGAAACGGTCTACCATCTGGCGTATCACTTCGGCGTGGTTCGTGGTGTCGGTCATGGGGGGCCTTTCGACTGTTTAGGCGAACTCGGGTTAATTGAAAATGTTGCGCTTACGTGTTTGTTTGGTATGCCGGTTCCCCGATTAGGCGAACTGGCGAGTACGGCTAGTGCTAGTTAGGGCTCCCGCCGATCGATGCAGTCATCCATGCTGCGGTAGTAGAGAGCCGGGAACCGCTCTCGCCAGGCGTGGGCCTCCCGGCGGAACCGCTCCCGCTCGCGGGCGAGCTGCACCAGGCGCTGATCAACCGAGGCCAACTCTCGCCGAATCTGCTTCGTCTCCCAGTGCTGGGCCATGCTGGTATAGAGGTGATTGCAGGGCGTGCAGTCCTCGTAGATCGAGACCCCATGCTCACAATTCATCGTCACCCTAACCACGGCGCTCGACTCGGACCCTGCCTCGGGTGCGTTTTGCTTCGTCATGTCGGTTCCTTTCTCCGGCAGGGCCGGTCAGCTTTGTGCGTTGGGCGCTATCGCCACTCCCATTCAAAAGTCCCGAACACGGGTTCAACCTCGCCCACCAGATCATCCAGCGGGTTCTCCATGCTCATGTCGCCGTTGTCGTTCAACCGGAAGCGCAACCACTCTTCCAGGTTGTCGTCGTTGATCCGCGCATCAGCCGGTATTTCGACTTCAAATTCCACCTTGATCCGTGGCATGTGTTCCTCCATTGGCGCTGCCCAACCGGGCATTCAACCTGCGTTCGCTTCGCTCGTCGGACCCGGACGCCTGCGGCGCCGGGTTAGCTCGGGGCGTTAGACATACCAAGCGCGGAGTTTCACGATGGTTTTGGTCTTACGCCCGGTTTTAAATTTCTCGGGTATCACATGGATGTTGGCATCGCAATTGGTGTTTAATTCTTGTAATTCAACTTCTACATCCCCATGTTCCGCCATGGTTGCGCTCAATTCATTGATCAAAACGGATATTTTCATCTACCTAACCTCTGCATCAACTCGGACCCCAGCGCGGGTGCGAGTGGTTTCTGATGTGTCCGGCCTGCGCTGGGGCCGGTTATGCGGGCGTTGGGCGCTTAGGCATCCACCAATCGGCCAGCGCGGATGCTTGCTCCCACATCCACCTGGCCGTGCCCCTCGGCCTCAGTCGGGCATCCTGCCCAAAGATCCGCGATTCGCTCTCGCTCCTGGGTGATGTAGCTGTCGAAATCGGCTCGGCTCATTCGGAGGCTGTCTCGGTTCTGAAACACCTGCTCCGTGATCTGGTTCTCACTCATGTCATCCTTTCCGGGCATCGCGCCCAACATCTCGCTCAACCTTCACTCGCTTCGCTCGTCGGACCCGTGCGGCGCCGGGTTAGCTCGGGGCGTTAGCCGAATGGAATCTCTACAGGCCCGTGCAGGGCTTCATGAATAAGACCGGCAATCCAGCTATGAGAAAGCGTTGTAGCCGCCAGTTTCTTCTCAAGTGTCTCCAGATACGCCTTATAACGGTCACGTTCTTCCTTGACCTTGTTTCGTCTAACCCGTCGCTCAACTCGGGCCCCGCCTTCATCGTATTTCGTCATGTCATCCTCCAGGCCCACGGCGGGGCCGGTTAGCTTTTCGTTGGGCGCTACTCGTCGGGTGGGAAAAGTGGGTGCTGACGGCGCAGTTCCATGCCACTCCACAACACCAAATTCCCGCTCTCTAACATGCACTTATCCGGGCTGAGGAATTGAACGGCCCACTTCCGAAACTCGTCGAACTCATTGTCTGCGAGGATCACGCCAACCGGCTTTGCGAGGTTGTTAGTGAGGCAGGCGCTCTCTAGGTTCGAGAGATACATGGCGGCCTTGGGGTAGAAGACTGCGCCCAACCGTGCGCTCGACTCGGACCCCGGCTGCGTTTCGTCCTGGTTCATAGTTATTCCCCCACCTTTGCGACATCCCCGCGCAGAAAGACTTCCACGATCTGGCGCATATCGTTGATGTATTCGTCCTTGGCCCTACACATGGCTTGATAGTATTTCTCTTGCGCAGACATCATGTTGCGGAGTGCGGCTTCGTTCATTGGGCCCTCGTGGAATGTGAACAATATGCGGCCCGGGTGCTACCCCGGGCCGTATAAGTCGACTACTTGCGATAGATCAAAATGGGATGTCCTCATCATCTTTGCTCGAGGTGACCCCTCCGACTGGCGCGTCCACCGGCACCAGCGCATCGGCCTTGCCGTAAAAGGAGGTGAAATATTTCGGATATCCATTGTCCTGCATCTCGCCCAGCTTGACACCGAAGCTGACCAAGGTGCCAACGGCTGCCGCAAACTTGTTGGTATCGATCCCATCACCGGCCGCATTCGCGATGTCAAGAACCTTCACGGCCCGAAGCAGGGTATCCAGGTTGCGCTGGACAGCCTTCTCCACCTTGTCGGGTGCGGTGTTCGGGGCGATGTCACTGGGATCCAGGTTGACCAACAGGGATTCCTGATGAACCCCATTGGTAAGCTGAATCCAGAGCCACGCCTTGCCTTCCGTGCGCCCCGTGCCCTCCTTGATCTGGAGGTCCGTGACGATACCGGTGTACTTCGTGTAGCCAACCTTGTTGGCCGGAAATGGGGTGCGCGGGCCATCATAAGTGTCCTTGGCCCCTTCGATCGCACTTCGGGTGAGCCCCAATTTGATGTCTGCCATGTTTGTTTCTCCTAGTGCGAGCGTCTCTCGCCTTTATTGATATAGGGAATTTCCACGATCCGATCATAGGAATCGGTATCGACGTATACGTTAAGCCCGTTCTCGTCCACGATTTTCATAAAGGTCCCACGCCCAACCTCAGGCGCAGGAACCATATGCTTGTCGATATCCTCGGTGCCCTTGATGGCTACCTCAACTCGGTAACCCCCGGGGCCCAGGAAGCGGAAGAATCTACCCATTACGCCCCCTTCTTCGGCCCGCCCTCGATGACGGCCAGGAGTTTATCGGCATCGCCGTCGACGGCGGGATCCCAAGATGACTTCAACCAGGGAAGACCAGAGCGCCGGGCTGCGTCACTGGGACCAGACTCGATGGTATAGGTGTCGCCCCGGTCGTTTACGCTGACCGCCTGGAGCGTAGCTACGAGCTTGCCCGGAAGCTGAGCTACCGACTTACCGAGACTGGCCGGGACGATCTTGCTGACGCGCAGGACGCCCCCTCCAGACTCCTGGACCTCCGACCTCGCAATGATGATAGAAGGCAGGGGGCCAGCTTGCGCCATCCCCAGGAACCCGAACACCACGCGCTGGAGATCACCATACTGGGGCAGACTGATCTGCGCCCCACCCCCGATATATCCACCGACAATCGCGGTCAGGTCGGTCCAGCTATCGACCACAAGGCGAGTGGCCTTATCCATGCCGGGGAACATCTTGACCCCCTCGGCTGGATTACGCAGGGCCTTGCCGATATCGCGGAGGTCGTCAATGCTTTCTGGCACGGCGATGATGGCCTCCGGGTTGACGGAAAGAAGAATGGCTTCCGCCTTTGGCTCGAGACAGACCACGAATGGCCTGCCTCCCGTAACCGCGAAGGTTGTTTTCCCAGCGCCACTCTCGCCGTGCATCAAGACATGTGCTCGGGCCTTGTGTGCCGGCGGCGTTGCTTTGTTAATGATCTTCATGCTTACTCCTAACCCGGTTCATTCCGGGGATCAAGTGTACGGTCGGCACACGCTGTCCGCAAGGCCGGTATTGAGAATAGCCAGTCCCGCGTCCAGGAAAATCTCCCCGACCTTGGCGAGATGTTCGCACTCATCTTTATCCAACGACCCTATCAACAGGGGGTTCCAGGTGGGTGCGCTGTAAACAAGTTTCCAATGGCGGTCATCCGCCTGCTCGCCCATGAGTTCCACTGCCGATCGCAATGCATCGTGGCAGGCCTTTTGCCCAGATAAGGCCACTGTCCCATTCTTGTTAAACATAACGGGATGTGGCTCGTCCAGGCGGCTAGCCAAGAGAATGCTGAGCTTGGGCACCCGTTCATACTGACGTCTGTAAGCGGCCATATAGCAGACCATTTGGACGCTATGTAGCAGTTTATCCAGCATTTCTTCGGTCGGATATTCGGTGGTCTTCAGATCGATGATGTGATCGTCCACCCATTCGATGAAGTCCGGGTGGCCTTCGGCCTCGGCGCTCTCGACACTGGGCCACACCAGCGCCGGCTGATACACCAGCCCTGCATAAGGCTCTTCCGCGAGTACGTCCACAACCCTACCGGCCGGGATCGCATATCGATCAACCTCCGCCTGATCGAAGGGCAGGGTGTCGGGCAGCCACGGCTGGAACCCTAGCTTCAGGGCTACCGCCGCCTCCATCCAGACCCCCCCAAGCATCGCTTGGGAGGGTTCGTTGACCTCGAGGGCCTTTTTGGGGCTAAGTGTGGCGTTGATAAGTTGATGGAATCGGTAGGTCATAATGTATCCACATCGAGATAGTCATCGGCGCCCACGAGGATATCCCCATAGCCACCAACTACGTTGATTTTGTGCTGCTCGCACACCTCGTCAATGATGCAATCAAGGCACATCAAGACGGTATCCGAGCCCCCGTAGCTTAAGGCCACGTAAGAAAGATCGTCGATCGGATTCTCGTGCCCACAATACCAGCAGAAATCGCACAGCTCATCATCGGTCGGTTCATCCTGATGTCGCGTATGGGGCGTACGCTTTACCTCCCTGGTTGCCGGGAGATTGGACTTTCCGCTGAAGTTCTGTGAGCTCCAGCCGAGTGTCATGGGCGTGTATGACCTGGTATGCATGTTGTAATAATAGTCATCATCGTCCTGAAAATGCCCCCTCCAGGAGTTGGGCGTATAGGCGGTGGCCTTTCTAGCAGGGGCCGGCTGATACACCTTGCCCCATCCCGGCTGGCAGAACACGTCCTCGTCCACTTCCCCGATTGAGTTTGGCGTGAGGCCGACCCGCTTGACCAGAACGAGTTCCAGGTCAACTTTGGTGCTGCAAATGACCGTGCCCCAATCGAACAGGGCCTGGTGGAGGACCTGGTTGTGGCGGTAGATCATGGGGTCATCATTGACCGTGACCAACAAGGCGCATGACCCGCTTACCTTGGCCATGCCATCTACCCAGCCGTCCTTGAGGATGGACATCCCGATGAGGCCGGAGTCAACCGCATGGTCCTTCTCGGTAAAGCCCTCGACATCAACCACGCCATTGTGGGCCAGGGCGATATTCCCCATCAAAAAAGGATGAGCATTGTCGGTCGTCTTCCCCCCGTGTGTGGCAAATCGAGTGTGACCGAACAGATAGGTCGGCAAGCCGTCCCCCCTGTACTTGAACCCGGCTAGATGTTCGTGCAGGGACGTGTAGTCGCTCGAATATTTGCCGAGCCCCTTGATGGGGTCGATACCGCTGCCCCAGGCACCCCAACTATGACCGCCGCGATCGTCATTCTCTTCCATCAAGAGGGAGAAGATCGTCTTCATGAGCGCAATTGGCATGAGATCGGGACGCGTAACAACGATGCCGGAAAGACCGCACATTAAAGATCTCCTTTCGCCAATTGAGTGACGGCCGCAAGCTGATCGCCAGTACCTGTTGCGGGGTAGCACTTGACCCCAGTCCCGAATGATAGGTAGAGATCCATCCCGCCGCCGTCTTCCGCGGCCTCAAGCGTGGTATCTCCAACGGCTGAAATCTGCGCCCCATCTGGCTTAACATAATCCGTAGAATACAAAGAGGATTCACTAGCGATGGCGGCCACCTGGATATCGGTAAACCTGAACGCCGTCTTCTTATGGCTGAACGGGTTGAAGCGCTCGCTCATGCGGGAAAGATCCCGAATGCAGACGTCGGAAAGGCCGATGAGCTCTCCCAGCTTGAGCGTTAGCTCTCGGCGCACATTCCCGCGACATAGATCAGCAAGCGCACAGAACTGATCCGTCGCATCCTGGTTGAGTTGGAGAGCGCCCTCGTCGGTCATGAGACAGGAGTCGTAATAGCGAATCAATTTCTGGCTCAACTCGGCTCGCGCCATGGTGTAGCGTACGCTATTGCTGCTTGGCCAGAGCCTGAATTCGATGGTCCCGATCGTCCGGACGGCAATAGACGGATACGAACTCGTGCCGTAGATATAGGCCATCTCGCAGGCCCCGTATTTACCCATGTTCTTTTCACGAACTGATGGCCTATCACAGCAATAACCGCCGCCTCGTCTGCTCGACGAGATGTACTCACTACATATGGTGCTCATGCAGTTGAGCATGCGAGTAGCCGCTTGTTGGATCGCTCCCGGGATCTTATCCACAGTATATCCATCCAGGAACAGGCGCAGGAATCGACTGGAAACATGCATGTGGAAACCGCACGACGGGTGCTCGGGGCCGGGGGAGAAAGTGCCATCCGCGAACGGCGCATAAAACATCCGAATGATGTCCTCGATTTCTTTACCAGACGCTGGCGATGAGACGATTTCTTTAGCGCTATATCCACTCATGGTCGCAATGCTGCCGTCATAATGGCACGTGAAGCGATCCCTTGCCTTATCGGACTGGATGATGTGTGTATAAAGGGCGTCCTCATATGCGTTCCTTTCACCATTGCGCACTGGGGCGTGCTCAAACTCGAACCCTACCGTGGGGGCAGAAAGGAATCTATCCGTGGCCTCGCCCACAAAGATGCGGAAGCCGTCCCCGGCTGGGGCCAAAGAGCGTTCCGGCCGAGGCCTATCGTCGTTAAACCGATAGACCTCATCATCATCGTCGAAATAGCATCGCTCATCAACGCAATGTGTGCATGAAGACCCAAAGCCTTCAACATGGGTGTCGTAGCCATAAAATTCATTTCCGCACAAAACGCACTGGAAATAGTCAGCCAGTTCCGGGTCGTCAATATAAATGCGCACATCACGCAGACGGTAGCCGGATTCCCCATCATATCGCATTGTGATTTCCGCGATATCACGCGGGGCGCTTCTGCCCTCGTAGTCTGTGGTGATGTATTCTTCATCATTGTGGGTGCCGCAGAAATCGTAATCCACGCCGCGATAAGTGATGATCGTGCTCTCGTTATCGTCCTCGGAGATAGAGCATTGACATACGTGGCAGGTCATTTATCCTCCCCGAGCTGTTGGAATAGCTGCATTTTAACGAGCTCACTCATCCCGAAAATGTGGATGGCGTCATCGCCGATGGTCAGGATCTCTGTCTCGCCGGTTGGTTCGCCCGGAAGCGTCTTGAAGCGCACCGCGATGACCGCGGATTCCACCTTTTCATAATTAGCACTGATATGTGCGAGCAAATTGATCATGCTTTCCATGCTGACTCCAGTTGCTCGTACACCTCTTTGGCATCAGCGCCAAAGACTCCGACTGGCCTGTTCTCAAGACAGCCTGTGATTGAGATATAGAATGGCTTGGTGCGGCTCAACTTGAAGTCGCATTTGATAGCGCAGCCATCGAGGTCTTCGCTTGGCATGAACGTGGTTTCGGCGCGGATGAATCCGCGCTTTGTGGCCCCTGTATCGTCGACCACGACAGTCGAGATGGAGTTCCACAGCGTCTGGCCGACCAGCGATGAATCAAATAATCCCTGATATTCCATGTAATCGATAACCACCGCATCACGTTCTGTAATGCATAGCGACAGCACCGTCTTGCTGACATTGCCCACGACTCCGGAAAGAGACAGGAACATTTCCTTGCCGATAGCCTGGTACATCATGTGGTAGGCCCTCGGCACCGGCACTAGCGCGGCGAGCTCCTTATCGACCTCGCCCCTGATCCTCGGATTATCTCTGGTGAATATGGTGCCGTCCCGTGGCCCATTCTCGATATAACCTAGTCTCGCAAGAACTTCGATATCACCAAGGAACTTCGATACCGGTTCTTCTCCGTTTATCATCCTGAGATATCTATAGAGAGGTTCGAGCTTGCCGATGCTCATTTACGGAGCTCCTGGAGAATGTCCCTGAGAAGGGCGTTCGTTTCCGTCATCAACGCCACAAGAGTCAACTTACCTTTCCCACGAGGGCGTCGGATATGCTCGCCCGGTGTGATTGTCAAGCACCGCGCGACGAGCGACTTGGCAACGGCGTTGATATCCATTCGATCGTGGAATTTCATAATTCTATAGCGTGCATGTGCGGCCCTGCATTCTGGCCCGCAATAAACCGGCATCTTGTTTTTGAATTTTCCTAGCAGGATTTTCGGTGTAATGTCAGACCCGCATTCGAGGCACGGGATGAACCGCTTCTCCTCGATGTCGGCCAGGGTGATGCCGTGTGCTTTCGCAAAGTCTTCATTGTATGGACGTCGAGTGATCGTATAACCCAATTTACCGTCAATAATTTCAGCGATCAGATCGGCCTGTGTTTTCATAGCATATACATAGAATGACCAACAGATGTAATAATCTGCGGCTTGGGGAGTTGCTCATAAATCATCGTTAGTGCTGTCCGCATGAGATCCTGGCATGCCTCACGCCTCATAGCGTTGGGGTTAATTGCCGCTATAGACATTGCTTGTGGGACGGGCCAATCCCCGAAGGTGGGCTCACATCCGTGTTTTCTGTATATGGAATCAACCAGTGGCATGACGCCTGAGTCCCAAGCTCCGCATGCGGTATCGAGTATTGTGCGATTAACGAATTGACGACCTTCTACGCGATAAAAATAATCATCAAGGCTATATCGTAACGCTAGATAGTCATAAGATACGGGATCAATGAAATACCTCGTTCTTGAATTGACTAGAGCTACCGGTATAAGGATATCGACCACTCGGTCTACGTTCTGTTCGTGCTGGTGTAGAATGTAATCCCCGTCAAGGGGCGAGCCTGGAAGGGTTCCGTATATCCGAGAAGGATCAAGGGGGGGGTTGCCGCTTAGTGCCACCAGCGCCGATTGCGCAAGCCCTTCCTCGGGTGGTGGAGTTTCCAGATGACCCGTAGGGATATCAGATTCACAATTGATAGGGCAAGGATCAGCCATTCGTGGAATTTCATGGGGCTCCTCCATTGTGACGCTCCGTGGGCAAAGGCTTCTGGCCATGTGATAACGCATAGCGTCTTGTATTATTGTGTTAACTAATGCCCATATGCGATCAAGCCGAAGGCCCCGGAGGGCCTCCGGTTCGGTATCTACCTGTGTGTATTGAATGGGCTCAGCGACCACGGTAGGTCATGAGCGCATTGGCAGCGGTTTCGGCGGCCAGCAGCGCATAGCGCGCGGAAACAAGATTCGCGTTCACGGCCTCGAAGAGCAGGTCCTCGAGGATTGAAGGCTCATCACAAGGATCAGCTGGGGCGGTCACGGACTGGTTGGACGTGGGGGTCTCTTCATGGCCGGCTTCGCGAGCCGCGGCGCGCTCGAACATCTCGGCGACCGAGATCTCGCTCTCGAGGAAGAGCTCAATGAGCCGACGCATCGGCTTGCGGGTGAAATAGTGCATGGGCTGATCGCGGTGTTCCTTGATCAGACCGCCCTCTTTGAGGATATCGGCGATGAAACTGGCGTTGAAATCACCCACGGTCCAGCCCTGAACATCGAGGGCGTGCTCGCTCTGAGTGATGTCGCTCAGCACGACGCGGTAGCAGTCCTCGGGGATCCCGAGGTAGAGGTCCTCTGTGCTGGAGGTCGGTTCACCGGTCGTGGGAGCCTGGGCGGTATCCCCGCCGATCGCCTTGACTTCAGGATCGAGCAGAGTCTGGAGGGTCACATTGCCCGCCAGGAAAGCGCGGATCTTGTCGCGCATGGGCTTGCGGGTGAAGTAATGGCCACCCTTGTCGGTGTGTTCCTTGATCAGTTTGGCGTTGACGAGGATCTTGATAGCTTTGTCAAAGAGCTCGTCGTTCATGGCGGGGAAGATATCCAATGCGCCGAGCGCTTCGGGCGCGTTGATGATGTCGCTGAGGATCTGGCGATAGTCGGACTCGGTGACCTCCGCGTCGAAGGTGATGCCATCGAGCGTCTCGACGTGGCCTTCGAGGAAGTTCGCGATCTCTTCACGCTTGGGCGTGCGGGTAAAGAAGCCGCTGTTGTCGGAAGCGAACTTCAGGTACCCAGCCTGTGAGAGCTCGCTGGTCACGTCCGTCACTTCTTCGGGGTTGAGGCCGGTGGCGCCAGCGAGCGCAGAGATCTGGAGCGCATGGGGCGCTTCCTTAATGGCCTTGAGAATGGAAACGTAGGAGGACTTGAGGGCCATGAGTGGCTCCTTGGGAATGCCCGAACCAGGATGGGGCATGATTCATATTCGGCCGCCTGGTAGCTGGCCTAGAGTTCATCCGCAACAAAGATGTCGCGAAGATCGATTACGATTGAGATTCCTGAATCATTCGTTACTACTGCTACATGGTTAAACCGCTTGTAACCAGCGGAGCCCGTATTCCAATAGGCTGCCCGGCGCAGGTCCGTACATCGAAATGATCTATTCACGTCAAAGAACAAATCGTCACATATACCGACCGGGTTACGCCGGATAATTCGGTAGCTCTTGTGGTTGGAATAGATGTTCGCTAAGTCATGCATGGTATCAATCAGGAATCGACTGGCATCCATCTACCACCTCACCAAAAGATTCTCGCCAACCCAGCGGGCCCGATATGCGGTGGCCATGTCAGAGACAATGCATGCCATTAGGCCGGACACACGGGAATGCTGCACGCGAAATGCGAACATCTTTTGGGGCATGGTATTGTCCATGGTTCGGATGGCGTCACCCCGCCGAATTTCCATCTCGGTATAAGGGCGCTGGCTTCTTGCGATAGCGTTGAGGAAGCGCTGGGATTGGCGCATGTTAGCCGCGGCCGTAGCCGTCGCCGTAGCCGCGGCCGTCGCCGTCGCCGTCGCCGTAGCCGTAGCCGTAGCCGTGGCCGTAGCCGCGGCCGTCGCCGTCGCCGTCGCCGTAGCCGTCGCCGTCGCCGTCGCCGTAGCCGTAGCCGTAGCCGTGGCCGTAGCCGCGGCCGTCGCCGTCGCCGTAGCCGTAGCCGTGGCCGTCGCCGTAGCCGTCCTTACCTATCAAGAGGCTCAGCATGAATCACCACCCCGAAATCACATTGATCTGAACGAATGGGGTGCAACGCACCGTGCCATAGTCGTCATATTTGGTTTTATTGGAGATGGGGCCATTGACGAGTTCGCCGAGGCCCCCGGTAGTGCCCCAATAGCGGATATTGCGGGCATTGGAGATGGTCACACTGCCGTCAGCATGATCTTCGCAGTGGCCGACAAATACCCAACCCTTATCTGCCACAATAATACGGATGGGGCCAAGAACACCTGGAGTCTGGATGGAGTCTTTGCGTACATAGTCGATGTTGTTGATAGAGATCGTGTTGATCTGGTCTTGCTGGGGCATGGGGGCTCCTAAGATATAGTGGGGGTGCAGATGGACAGCTTCACGCTGTCATCTTGGTTACACGGAATGCGTCGAGGATGTCTTGCTCAAAGGCTTGGCGAACCACGCCCTCAATCGCCTTCTCCATCAAGGACCGGAACTGCGCCTCGCCCTCGGCAGTCATCCTCGGCATTTCATGCTTCAGCAGAAGTTGAAGCTGGAGATCAAATTCCATAGGGTCCTCCTCGACAGATTCACTTCGGTTTCACGACGATGACGGACTCGCTCAACTGGAACTCATCACAGCGGCGCTTCCAGCCCCAGTCCTGGTCCATCGGGCCTCGGGGCTGGAAGAACCGGGGCTTGTGCCCCTTGGCGCAGGACGGTTTGCGAATCCAGGCGAAGGGCTCAGACTCGCTTGTTGCGCCAAAGTCGAAGTGCTGGCAGAAGTCGCAAGCCTGAGCCTTCGCCATGGCGCTACTCGGCTTCCTTGACAACCAGATAGCGGGTGCTGGTGAGGTAAAGGTCCGCCGGGGTCATGGCGCAGGGGTTGTCCAGGTTGATGGTCCGCGCCAGTTTCGCGGGGACCTCGTTGCCCTCGCGGTCGGTGTAGGGCTTGTCCCATACCTCAACGATCACCTTGTAGGGCGAGTTATCGGCGTTCTCGACTCGGATGGTCTTGGTCATGGTGGTGTCCTTTCGGGACGAAGGCGGGAAGGTTCCCGCGAGTGGACAGTTACAGGCGAAGGTGTTGAGAGAGTTTCCAGGATTCGCAGCGTTCCCGCAGGGTGTCGTAGCCATAGTCATCAGACATGAGCCATTCGACATCGTGTGCGGCTTCTGCCAGCTTTTCGATTTCCTCGGCAAGCCAGTCCATGTGGAGCCGAATGTCATCGGGCATTTCCCTATCGGGGTTTCCGCTGTCCATGCGGATAGCGTTGGCAAGATCATTCATTCGTGAGTAGAGGTAGTCGTAGTGACCGCCGCTCATGGTTCCTCCAGTGGACATGCTCAGTTGATGGGAATAACTACGGTCAGGTGGGTCTTGGCGCACTCCCGGCAGATGACCGCCCAGTCACCCAGGTAGTCGAGGCGGTAGCCATAATCAAGTTGTTGACCGTTCTGTCGGGCTTCCTCTTCCTTGGGGATAGGCTCATTCCCCCAGGCGCTCTTGCCTTGCTCGTAATTTAGGTTGGCATCGTAGAACACCTTGCCGCCGCAGACATCGCAGCTTCGGTAATCGCATCCAGCCATGGGTTCTCCTTTTGGACATCAGCCTTTCGGCTGGGTGAAGTGGGGGTGGGGAACGAGAGGGCGGATCGTCTTGGGCTCGATGTCGTGGTTAGATTCGCGCCCAACCCCAAGCTCCCATTCCAGGACTTCGCAGGCATACTTTCCGCCACGATACTCTTCCTCGGATTCGGCTGCTTTGATCGCCTGCGCCTTCTTTGGGTAGACGCCCACGATGTAGCTGTGATTTTCGCGGTTTCCCCATCGGCAAGCCTGGACGGTGTAGACCTCTGGTTTCATGCGTCCTCCAGTGGACAAGATCAGCGTTGCCGCGCTGGTGTTGAGTTGATGTGTCTGGTCTTTGAAGATCTGCGGACGCTAGGGGTGCTCCTCCAGCCACAGGATAGCCTGCTCGACCGTGGCGCATTCTTTCTCGCCAGTGCGCCAGCTGTCGTTACCGCCGCGCGTGGCGAGATAGACGGGCCCATGATCGGGGTTGCGCTGGATCCAAGTGACGCGTGGGTTACTAATGAATGGCTCTTCGAGCGTGATGCATTCGTAGACAGTGTGGTTGCGCGTAAAGCGCGAGAACATGTGATCCCCGTGATAGGGACTCTCGTGGAAGCCGGCGTCAATTAGTGTTTCTTGGTCATCCGAGGGGATACTCAACATGTGGATAGCCATAGAAGGAGAACGATGACAATCCCGGCCATGATGCATTCCGCGATCGTCATGTGGGGATGGGGGTCGGGGTCGTCGATCATGCGGGCTCCTCAGCATCGGTTCAGTTCTGTGATCGGGAATGACCTAACCCATGTCGCCTTATCGGCTGGGTAGATCGTTTGGCGGATCCCTGTTTGGTATTCTTCGGCTTCAACCTCGACGATCTCGAAGTCAAGATCGTGGAGCGGGTTGAGCCAGCCCTGGAACCAGGCTTCAAGCCACTCAAGGCACGGGAAGCCGCACCTGGGATTGGTCCATTCATCCCACGTTTTCCCCATTCCGTCATTGCGGGGTGTGGGGTGGTAGGTGATGTCGCAGTTGTGTCGTTCCATCATGGCGTCGAGGGCCGTCCCAGGACGAGAATCAGCCCACACATATGGTCCTTCGTGCGTTATGGCGTGTTCGATGCGATAGACGCGCATGATCAGCTCGTTATGCCAGTTCGGTCTTGGTGACCGGCTGCTCGGCCAGTTCGATCTTGGCCACGGCTTTGAGAACATAAGCCGTGCATTTTTCCTTGCGAGCCAGGCGGGTAGCCTCATCTTGCGCGGCGTCTTCCGTCAGGTGCTGCACGCAGGGCGCATTGCGGCCCTGGAGGTACACCATGTAGAACCCCTTCTCAGCGGGCTCCTTGTCCCTCCACGTGATCTTGGCCAGCTCGTGGCGTCCTGTGGCGTTGATTACCCACTCATACCCATTGGGTGCGGTGCAGGGTGGGGCGGGGAATGACGTGGCGGGCTTGCCTCCGCCTTTGGTATCCGGCGTCGGGGCGTCCGGTGCGCTGGCCGTCTGGCCCCAGAGCTGTTGGGCTCGTTCGGGGATTACCGGGCAGATTCCTGCGGATTTGGGCCGGTTATCCGCGGCGATGGGCTTATTCAGCTCCTCGGGGCCGGTTACGTCACCACGGCCGTGCTGGGTCAGAGCGTAACAGAACTTCTTGGGCTGCTTGAGGTTACCCCGCTGCTTGGCGCGGGTTAGCAGATTGTGGAACGCCTTCTGCTTGTAGTTCGCGTTGTGCTTCTTGATCGCGTCGAAGAGGGCTTTGGTGTCAGCGTATTCTCGCTGGAGAAGATACGTGCGGATGATACGCCATGGGGTGATGGCGGGTTCTGCCGGGGAACTCATTGAGTCTCCTAGAGTCTGGTCATGTGGGTGAGTTGCGCAGATTCGATTACCGCATTATGGCCGTAGTATCCGTTTTGGGAGTTATATGCCGTGAATTGGAGTACGCCTTTTGAGGTGTTGATGTTTACAAATATCACACTTCCTTCGTAGAGGTCGCTAAGTTCTTCAGGCCTCAGACATTCGTTAACAATTACGATGTCAAGGAGCTCAGCATTAATAAAGTCGTCGAAGTTGTCTTCCGACATGAAGTAACCTGGGTGCTCACAGCACTCTTGGTACATGTTGATACCAAGTCGGATGATCTGTTTGGTAGTGATGATCTTGAACCCTTCGGCCATTCCGTAGAAGTTTTTTTGAGCGGGTTTGAATGTGGCAGGCTTAATGGTTTGGATGATTTCTTTTCGCTGCTCCATGCTGAATCCTTTGGGGTTAGGCTTTTCGCCTGTTTGCAAGTGAATGGGTGTGTGGTACTTGTAGATATCTACTGATAATACACATACTTATTTGTCATGGATTTGTAACGTGATGTATGTTGAGTGATATCTGTGTTTATAGGGCATAATATCAAAAACATATCATCACAACATCAAAAACATATCTCTAACATCACACTCAACAAAACATCAAAATTTTCTCATGTTTTTATGTAGAGAGAGAATGGTTCATGTATATGGTTGTGTATGTGATGTGTTGTTGTGTGTCTGTGTGTGTGATATGTTTTTGATATATGCGATGATATGCGGTCACGAAACATATCAGCTAACATCATAATATCTAGCAATTGCAATACTTAGGAGCTAACATCAAGTTGAGTGTATCTGACTAAGATCTTGTGTAATTGTTGATATGGTTCGTTGTTGCTCCTCGCGTCATCCCGGGGGCACCTGGTTCACGCGGAATACTGGTATACGGCTGGACAAAAAAAGCCGAACCGCCAGGTTCGGTCCCTGAGCTTCTCCTTGGCTTCTTGGCCTTGGGTTGGGCTTGGATCGTTCCTGGGGTTCGGCTTGGTGTGTCTGCTAGATGGTGATTGCATCGTCCTCGACTGGATGGGACTTTTGCTGTTCGATCTCGCTGTCGGTTTGTTCGACGATGAGCGGGAGGATGCTCGGCTCGGCTGCGAAGAGATCTTCAAGCTTGACCGGGATGGGGTCGGCGTTGATCTCCTGTAGGGCTAGAATGACTTCTGCCGCCTCATGGTATGTGTCGCATCGGCGGGCTCTTGGGAATCCGTCTACGGGGTGGTTGTAAACGATATACATGAGATTCTCCTTGCCAGCATCGGCTGGAATGAAGGGGAGTTGGCTCCCCCTCAGTTCAAACGATGGTTTTAGGCTTCGGCCATCGCCTTTTCGGGTGCTTCCGCTTCGGCGTTCTCGGCTTCGGCGTCAGCAGCCTTGAGCTCAGCTTCGGTCATGTAGATTCCGACACCGGCCAGGAAGGTCTGGCGCTCGTGGGTGTGCTCGTCTTCCAGGACTTCGACGAGGTGCTTGCCGACCGCCTTGATGTTCTGCGCCCAGTGGTACGTGGTGTTCGGGCGGGGTTCTCCGGGCGCGTTGCGGGGCGTGAGGCCCTGGAAGCTTAGCGCGTCGAACTTGGTGACGTCGATGCTGGCCGCGCGATCGGGGTGGACGAGGATGTCCTGGTAGCACTCGACTTCCTGATCGTTGACGATCTGGGTGCGGACGCTGACGATGTGGAGGTAGCCCCGCATCGTGGTGTTGACGACGATCGCCTTGCTGATGCGGCTCTGTTCCTGAGCGGGGATCAGCGTGGAGAATTTGGTGCGATTGATGGCCATTGTGGCCTCCTATGTGCTTAGACCGGTTCTGCCGGTTCAGCCAGAGCTGCTTGCGCTGGACGAAAGGTCCGAAGGCCCTTCGTTTAGCGTAAGGGGGTGCTCCCCCGCCAAAGAAATCATTTCACTCACGCGCGGGGTCGATCCCTGCGCCCTGCCCTAGACGCGAAGCGTCAGGGCGCGGGGGGAGACCCGCATCGAGCCGCTTGCCGTCGATCCAGATGGGGATCGTGCCGCGCTTGTGGTATTCACGCTGCTCGTCCGCGGATACCACGACCCATCGGTTGTATGCCCAGATGAATGGCATGCCCTCACCTCCCTGTGTGTGTATGACTACCCAACCCACCGGCCTCGGCGTCCTGCCGCTGCCGAAGGCGCGAGCGAAGCGAGCCAGCGGCAGGGCGTAGAGGCGGGAGCGGCGAAGCGGTGGGTCGGCGCGTGGCGGTCAGCCCGAGCCCCCACAGTGCGTGTGCAGCCATGGGCGAGGGGGTGGGGGTGGGTCACGAGCGGATGATGGGTGGTGGTCTAGTAGAAACTCCCCCACCTAAAATTTTTCCCCTCCTACATGCGAGGTAAACAAAATGGTTACAGCGCGAGGCCCCTTGACAGCAAGTCCGCTCCACCCCATGTTTGATCACAAGGAGGGTCAACCATGTTGCCCAAGGACAAGCAGCTCCACGCTCTGGCAGGACTTGCCATCGCGCTCCCTGTATCGGCAGTTGGCCACCCCGGCCTCGCCCTTGGGATGGCGGTAGCGGCTGGCGTAGGCAAGGAGATTTACGACTACTACCACCCCCTGGACCACACGGCCGATCTGATGGACGCCCTCGCAACCATTGGCGGCGGGGTGCTCGGTGTGGCGCTCGGTTTGCTGATCAACGGCTAGACGGGGTGACGCACCCTTGACGGGGGGTCATCTTCGACCCATATTGAGCCATGGGCAATGGACCCATACACACAGGGGGGGGTGTCGTGTCAATGTTTGGTGCGTCGGATGAAATGATTGAGCGTCTTTGCGATGCCGAGCTTGAGGTTGAGCGCTTGCGCAAGACGTGTGATTTATGGGAATCCAAGTGTCGTGAGATGGAGTCTAGGAAGGACGCGGCATACACCGAGCGCAACCGCGTCGTGGCCGTGCTGGCTCGAGTGTGTCCATCCGGCATCCGCAAGACTGATATCGAAGGATGGGACGACGAGTGGAATCAGTGTGTTTACATTGATATGCCCTGCGGCCAGGGGAGCTGGCATTATACGAATGAGCATGCCCATCTATTTGCCAATTTGCCCCCATACACCAAGCCATACGATGGTCATACCACAGAGGTTAAGTACGCTCGCATGGAGCAGATGTGCTGACGATTGTCGATGGCCAGCTGTTGAACACCCGGGACGTCGGCAACGCCGTGGCCAAGCTGCTGCTCGAGGGCATGCAGATCGATCACATTTGCGACATCGAGGGCATGCCGACCGCGGGGCAGATCGCGTTCATGCGCAAGAACGACCCCGCCTTCGCTGAAGCTCTGGCCACCGCGTTCGAGGGTGCCGGCATCGAATCAGCCATGGTGCTGATGAAGGGCGCCAGGACTGGTAATATCGGTAAGAACCAGGTGGAAGCCGCGAAGTGGGTGGCTGAACGCATGGCCCCGGATCTGTTCCAGGAGCGCAAGACCATCACGAACCAAGAGATCAAGCTCACGGATGAGGAGCTGGCTTTCCAGCTTCAGGCCGCCATGAGGACCGATGAGCGCGTGCGCAAGATCGTGGAGGACCACGCATTTACGATCGACGGGGAGACGAAGCCCGAGCGCGCCAAGCGCGGGTTCAAGGCCGCGTCCCGGTACATGAAGAAACTCACATGAATCACCGCAAGGTGGTTTGTGTGAGGGCCGAGCTGGAGGGGCAGATTTTAAGCAGCCTCAGCAGATACGTGACGAGATGCCTGGTGTGCGGGACATATAGGGACGAGAGGGTGAAGGAAGAGCGTAACGTGGTGTGGATAGGGTGCAGCTGTGGCCATGTCTTCCCTGCGAAGAACTGTAATACTTGGCACTAGGGGGGCCAGGACAATGGAGTCATTTGTAAATAAGATCGTCTTGACGGACGAAAACGGGACATACACGATCGAGTGCGTGTGCGGACCGACGGTTAATGATGCCGTGGATCGCCTGGTCGTCCCAGTGCTGCTTGCGGCTGGGTATCATCGTGACTCCATCAGTAAAATTATCGACCTGGACTAGGAGGAAGACAGTGGATCGCATGAACCCACCCAGCATGGTTCAGCTCCAGGGAGCCCTGCAAATCAGCGACGCAAGCTATCTGGCTGAATATGGTGCCCAGATGGTCGAGGCAGCGGAGGCCGGAATTGAGTCCCAGCGCCGATGGACCCTCCACCACATGGGCTGCGTCGAGACGTTCGACCCCGTGTTTGGCTACGACTGGGAGAAGCGCGACGACGCCATTTCGGTCCCGGCCGCTACGTTTGGCCTCCGGGCGCGCATGTTCGCACGGCTCCAGGAGGGTGTGAGCCACATGGCCCAGCTGAAGCCGAAGGCCGAATGCCCCGTCCCCGAGCAGGAGATGCGGCATATCGCCCACGCCATGGGGCATGAATTCAGAGTCAGCGATATGCGGCAGAATGGGCGCGGGTATTACGTCGATGCGCAGCTGGCCGAGGGCAAGCCTCGCGCCCGGGCTGGCGTGGATTCGGATGAATTTGCCAAGCACCGTAAGGACCACCCTGAATGGATCGACGAGGACTACCGGGCCCACCTGGGCTATAAGGCCGTCCTGCTGGCTGCCGCGCGAGACCTGGGTGACGCCCCGCCGGATCCCGCGCAGGAGCGGAAGCCAAGGAGCTCTGATGTGCGATCATAATTGGATTAGAATGAACGTGGACGCAATATCCACAAATAATGGCCCGCTTGTCCGGGTGTCATCCCCAAGTGTACCCGTGTCCGTGTGCGGCAGATGCCATCAGGCCAATATCCGCCTTGACGGCAGGATCCTTGTCGGCAATATGAAATGGCTGGAGGATATCGATGACCCGCAATGAAAACTACGACCGCAACGACGATGTGACGTTCCTGTTGGCGCTGGCTAACCGCTATACCAGTGAGGGCCAGGAGCGCGGCTTGCCCAGGGGCCTTCTGGTCATGATCGCCGAGGGCGATGGCACCTTCACAAATCACTTCGCGGATCCAGACAATGAGATGGACTGGTTCTCTATGGTCGGTACGATGGAGGCCTGTAAGCATAAGATCTTCATGGAGAATGTCGAGTTTGCCGCGACCGACAGGGACGGTATTCTCCTGGGCCCCGAGGACGATACCGATGAAGACGATTTCGATGGGGATGACGAATGAGCACACGCCGGAAGAGTTGTGACCACGATCACTGGAATATCTATCCGGGGAATGTGATTACCTGCGTCGATTGTGGTGAGAGTATCGATCCAGAAGAGCTGCTGGACACCATGTCTGGAGAGCCGGTTCACATCACCACGATCAATAAATTACCGACGATTAGCCCATTGACATACCGGATGAAAGACCTAACCTGAAACCAAGGAGGCCCCCGTGGTCAAGCGCGTGAACAAGTCCAAGAAGAGCACGTCCGTCACCGGGGCCTCCCCAAGGCCCAAGGCCAAGCCGTCCCCCAAGGCCAAGTCAAAGGCCCCGGCCAAGCCGAAGGTCAAGCTCCCGGCCATGCCGGTCATCCCTCCCGGCGGGATGCCGGGCGGCACGCCGCCGTTCGGCGGAGGTCAGGGCGGGCCTCTCGGAGGCGGCGCCGGTAGCTTCTAGGGAGGTTGCAATGGATAAGTCTGATAAGAAAGAACTTAAGGCCATGGGAAAGAAGGCCTTCGTGAAGATGGAGAAGAAGGACATCGCCGAGGCCAAGAAGGCCAAGGATGGCGGCAAGCCCAAGGGTAAGAAGATGCCCAAGGGTAAGTGCTGACATGGCCGGCAAGAAGAACTGGATCAAGGAGGCCACTCAGAATAAGGGTGGCCTTCATCGCAGTCTTGGCGTGCCCGAGGGCGAGAAGATTCCCAAGTCCAAGATCGCGGCAGCCGCTAAGCGCGGCGGCAAGGTTGGCAAGCAGGCCAAGCTAGCCCAGACGCTCGGCAAAATGCATAAGGGGGGCAAGTGAGACCTACTGGAACAGCGTGGCGTAATTGGAAGAAGATGCGCACGCGCCAGAGATCGGCAAGTGGCATTCACACACCCCCTAAAGACTGGAATGAAGAATGGGCGTCATGCCAAGGCGTGACGCCGCATTGTCCCCCCAGCCCCGAGCTCGAGGCTGAGGAGATCATTGAATACCGGATCAAGAAGTTCGATCGCAAGCAGGCCTATGAGGTCTCGCGCCAGCTTATCGACGTTGAGATCCCCATCGCTGGCCCCTATGCCATCCTGCACTTCGGAGATCCCCATGTGGATGATGACGGGACAGACCTGCGTAAACTGCGACACGACATCGAGCTAGTTAAGAGTACCCCGGGGCTCTTCGCCGCCAACATTGGCGACACGAGGAATAACTGGGTAGGGCGCCTGGCGAGGCTGTACGGAGACCAGGGTACAAGCGCGAAAGAGGCACTCATCCTCGCCGACTGGTTCCTGCGCGAGCTAAGTGGTAAGTGGGCTTATCTTATAGGCGGTAACCACGACGCGTGGTCGGGCGCTGACGATCCACTTGAATGGATATCTAGCCAGATCAACGCCCTTTATGAGCCCAGTGAAGCCAGGATCAATCTCGTAGTCCCGCGTGGTGAGAACACGATCATCAATGCTCGGCATGACTTCAAGGGCTCAAGCCAGTGGAACACAGCTCACCCTGTCATGAAGGCCGCAATGCTTGGCATCAGGGATGATGTGTTCGTCTGCGGGCACAAGCATTTGTGTGGCTACGGCGTAAACAAAAGTCCCGACGATGGGCGCATCTCGCACTGTTTACAGATCTCGAGTTACAAGGTTTACGATCGGTACGCGCGCGAGAAGGGTTTCAAGGACCAGCACATAAGCCCTTGCGCCGTAACGGTTATCGACCCAGAGGCCCCGCTGATCAACCGCGTCCAGGTATTCTGGGACGCTCGCGCCGGGGCAGACTATCTGACATACTTGCGTCAGAGGTGACGCATGACGGTCAAATGCCACAGGGTTCCACTTCTGGACGTCAATGTCTATTTTATTACCAGCCTAGACGAGGCTAAGGCGTTCATCCGAGAGCATGCCGTTACCGAGGACGAGGATAGGGTTGTAGATGGCGCGGTAGGGGCCTGCCATACGGTAACTGGCGCCGATGGCAAGAACTACCGCATCATGTGCGTTTTTGATGGCGATAGAAACACGGTGGTTCACGAGGCGGTCCACATGGCCTGGATCGTTCTGCGGTACTGTTCGATCAAGGCCGGTTCGGCCAATGAGGAGCCGCTGGCTTACACGGCCGCATGGCTGGCCGAGACCATGATGGAAATTCTTGAAGAGGCTTGACAGCCTCCCGCCACGGCCTATAGTTTGTAGTTCACCCGCGGCTGGCGCAGCCTGGTAGCGCACGTGCCCTGGGAGCACGGGGTCGTCAGTTCAAATCTGACGCCGCGGACCACTTGGGGGATCGTTTAGCTAGGACTTCGGGTCGCACCCGAGACGCGGGTATAGAATCCCGCTCCCCCGACCAACACGTATGGAGGAATGAATGAAATATATCGGAGACCTATCGGCGCGTGATGCCGAGGTTCTGACCATAGCGGCGTCCGGCGCGAAGGATATCTTGGAGTTCGGGTGCGGGGCTTCGACCCAGATCTTGGCCCAGGCGATGGGCCCTGACGCCTTCCTGGTGTCCCTGGACACGAGCGACGATTGGATTAGACGCACCTACCTGAACCTTATGGCGCTTGGCGTGCCGGATACCATCTACCGCCTAGACGATTACGCAGGCTGGCAGGATCGGTATCTAACTGATTGGGGCCTTATTTTTGTGGACGGCATCGACTCCGAGCGCGGCGTGTTCGCTAAGGCGGCGTTCCCGCGGCTAGCCATTGGCGGAGCCATGCTCTTCCATGACACGCGCCGGCCGCAAGATCTAAAGAATGTGCTTGAGCTCGCCATGGAATACGGCAATGAGATTTCTGACGTCATGCTGAATGTCAATGGCAGCAACATCAGTGTTGTGGTCAAGAAGGCGTTTGAGCCCTACGAAAACTGGAATGTCGTTGAAGGGCGGTCTGACTGGATGACGGGCGCGGTCCCACCTCCAGCCAATTGGCCGGAGCTGCTACCATGATGCAGTCGCGATATCACAGCGTCATCGAAGCCTGCACCAACACGGCGATCGGCTATGGGATCAACTTCTTTGGCCAGTTGGTCATCTTCCCGATGGTCGGGATCAAGGCGTCTGTGGGCCAAAATATCAAGGTTGGGCTGCTGTTCACGTGTATCAGCGTGGCTCGGCAATACGTTATCAGACGATGGTTTACACGAAAGACGGAGGCTTAGGTGGTGGTGCAACGCGATAAGGACCCCCATGGTCTTGATCAACACGCCCCCGGCGCCAAGCTGGACGCTGACAAGCCGCGCGTCGGCCTGGTGCTCGAGGGCTTCGCGAACGCCATCCTGGAGGTGGCCAAGGTCGGGACTTACGGTGCGAAGAAGTACACGGACAACGGCTGGATGGAGGTCGCCAACGGCGAGGCGCGATATAAGGATGCCATGCTGCGACATCTACTCCAGTCGACCCATGAAGAGCTAGATGGTGAGACCAAGCTTTCACACTTAGCATCATGTTGCTGGAACGCACTGGCCGTGCTAGAGCTGCACACTAGGGCAGGGTTGGGTAAGTAGCCAATGAAAAGGCCCCCACTCGGGGGCCTAATCATATTGCCGCAGCTGTGCTACTTGGTGGACCTGCCAAGGGGCGTACGATCGCAGTCGCCCTTGGGGCAATCGCCAGGGTTCTGCTGGGGCTCGGCGCAGTACCCAGGCACGGGGGCTCCCATGGGGTTTAGTGGCGAGGGGCCCCCACCAGTGGCCTTGGACCTCCAGGATGGGCAAGCCCCGGCCGCGGGGGACGGATAACGATCCGTCATGTCGAACGACTTAGCCATGGGTCACTTCCCCGGGATCTTGGAGCTGGAGCCGGCCGTCACCGCGCCGAGCTTGGCATTGGCGCTGGTCTGGTTGGTGCCGGTGAAGACGTTGGGATGGACACTCTCAGCGCTCTTCCCGCCCTGGGAGGTAGCGACTTCGAGCTTGGTTGGGGACTGGGCATTGCTGTACTGGGACATATATCCTCCGAAGGGTTGTCGACACCCAGATAATCATGTATCATCTTCTTGCATGTATGCAAGGAGAATGTATGGTGTCTGTCGACAAACTGCTTAAAGAACATTTGCGTAGACAACAGGGCAAGCAGTTCGAGAACTTTAAGCCCAGGCCGTGGCAGAAGAAGTGGCTCAACTCGAAGAAGAAGATGGCTATTGCGCTATGCGCCAATCAGGTCGGTAAGAGCCTAACTACTGCCGCTAAGATATCTATGCATGCGCGATGCCGATATCCAGAATGGTACGAAGGTCCGAAGATTACCGATCGAGCTCCGGTCATTATCGTGATCGGTCTATCATTCGAGGAAGTCCGAGACTCGATTCAGACGAAGCTCATTGGGGCCAATGCCGACAACCCGGGCGGGGGCATGATCCCACCGGACGACATCATCCGCATGACCCGCCGTTCCAATGTGCCGGGGTCGGTGGACAGGTTGTACGTGAAGCACCCGCTTGGCGAGGCGTGCATCATGTTCAAGGCTGCCAACCAGGGGCGTGAGCACCTCCAGGGTTCTACGATTGATGTGGTGTTCATCGACGAAGAGCCGCCGCGCGACATCTTGAACGAGCTCGTAGCCCGTGTAGCCAAGGCGAATGGCCAGTTGTGCATCGGGTTTACAGCGCTCAAGGGTGTCAGCGATGTTTACATCTTCCTGACGGAACAGCCGGAGGAGGTGGCTGAGATTGTCCACGCTGGATGGAACGCCGAGGACGCGCCCCATCTTACAGATGATGCCGTCAAGATGATGATGGAGATCTACAAGGACAATCCAGCCGAGCTCCAGGCTCGCAGTACGGGCATTCCCACGGTCGGCAAGGGCTTAATTTACCCCTTCCCCGCCGATGACTATTCTGGCCGGCTGTTCAAGATTCGCGACCATATGCGCCGTCTGGTGTCTATGGACGTCGGCTGGACTCACCCCACCGCGGCTCTTATCGGGGCCTACGATGATGACACCGATATCCTATATATCTATGACGAGCATTGCCAGGAAGCCAAGCCCCCGAGCCACCACGCCTCGGCCATTAAGCGCTGGGGTGATTACACTATCGTCATGGATACCGCATCTTTGCAGACCAATAAAAACGATGGAACCACCCTCTACGGCATGTACGAACAGGAGTTTGATGGCCCTGATTGGGAAGAGCTCGAGGAGGACAAGCGGCGCGTCCAGCTGGCCGACAATACGGCCGGGAGCGTTATGTCTGGTATCGCCAGGGTTTACCAGAGATTCGACGAGGGTCGCCTGTATATCAGTGAGAACTGTGTGAAGTTGCTCGCCGAACTGAAGCTGTACCGTTACGATGAAAAGACGGGCAAGATCGTTAAAAAGAAAGATGACCTTTGTGACGCCTTGCGCTATATGGTAATGTCATTACACCTGGCCCGCTTGCGGGGCATGCGTGTCAGACAGGATGAGTTCACATATGATACTGACGACAAGTGGGAACCAGTTGATCCAACCGTTGGCTATTAGGAGCGCTTATGGAAGCTGAACCCGCTGGCGCCAATGCCCCAGAGACGAACGATGAAGAACTAATTATGCAGGGCGCGGATCCAGGATCCGCCGCCGGCCAACTCCTGAATCTATTCCTTACCGCTCGGTTCGCGCGTCGGAATCAGGACTATATCTGGATGACAGCGTTCCGCAATATCCGGGCGCGGTATGGCGCGGATGTCCAGCTTGCGGAAGGTTGGTCAAAGGCTTTCGTCAATATGACGAGCCCCAAGATCCAGACCGCTATCGCGATTATCTCTGATGTGCTTCTCCCGCAGGGCAAGGATGTCTTCAATATTGAGACCACCCCCGAGCCCTACATGCCAGACTTCACCGAGTTCTTGGCCCAGCAAAACGCAGAGCAGGGCATCGATGCCGATTACGAGACCTTCAAGAATCAGATTTTCCTCGAGTCTCAGCGGCGTTGTGGCAACCTCCAGTCGAAGGTGAAGGACGGGTTCGCAGAGACATCGTTCAAGCCCAAGATGTACGACTGCATCCATGACATTGCGGCCTTCGGCAGCGGCGCTATTTTTGGCCCATTCCCCAAGGAGCGCGTGCGCAAGGCCCACGGGAACCGCAAGTCGGGTAAGAAGTATCTATACCCTGACTTTGAGTTCGTTAGCATCTTCGACGTCTACCCAGACCCCGGTGCGCGCAGTGTCGAAGATTGTCTCTATATCTGCCGCAGGCGCGTGGTCAACAAAGCGTGGCTCAGTGGTGTCCGCGGGCTTGGTGGGTTCTTTAAGGACCGCATCGACTACGTGATGGAGCATGCCCCAGATGGCAACTGGACGCCAGAGCCCTGGGAAACAGATATGATTATTGCCAATAACAATAATCAGATGTATACATACCGGCACCGCTATGTTGTTTATGATTTCTGGATCAAGAAGACGGCCAAGGAATTGATGGATTATGGCGTCCAGGAATCAG